TCATCTGTCATCTCTAGGAAAATCCAAAAAGCATCCCTCGAAGGCCGAGAACGGGACCTTCAGCACTTCCCAAATACCGGCGCCTTCGTCCTTGGGCACGTGGACTTTCATCTGATCGATAGTCAACACCGCAAGTTGAGGGCCGGCTGAAGCCAAGGTCCAAAGGTGAAACTGATGGGCCATGGAAGCCAATGCAGTCTCCCACTCATTCCGGCTTAGGTGAAATGAAGCAAAGTCAGGGCCTCGCTCGCTCGTCTTTACTTCGATCGTCATGCGACGCGTATCCGTCTGCGAGACGCGGGAAAGCACATCATATCCATCAGATGAACTTTCGAGCGCAATCCATTTAGGCACCACGCCCGTCCGGAGCCGCTCGTATTGAAGCGTCATACGCTCACCGCGCCGCCCGATATCAAGAAGAACGCCGTCGCGAAGTCCTCGCGCACGTGCTGCCAGCCCATCCCAGAACTGAACAGTTTCCTCGTCTTCACCGTAAGCGAGGCCGGCTTCAACAAACACCTGCCGAATGCTGGCAGGGGCCTGGAGTAACGTCTCCCGGCGGCCGTAAGGAATCAGCTGAAGCCATGGGGGCTGCTCGATCTCGATAAAGTCGATCAGCATGGTCCGGAGTCCTGCTTGGGGACCTGCAGCACTAGAAGCGCGTTCACCACGAACGGTAACGGCAAGGAGGCCATCAGGCTGCACTTCGATCCAAGACAGATCGAGGCATGTTCGATAGATGGCAGATGAAGCAACTGAGCCCAGTGATAGGGAATGCACTCCACCAGGCGTCAACTGGTTACGTTTGACGACTTCAAGAAGCTCGATACAGCCGAAGGCGATCCCAGGAGACAGAGGTTGCACCACTAACCTCCGAGGGCCGCAAGCAGTGCTCGAACGTCGCCCTCGTCGAGCCCACCAGCTCCATAACCCTCGTCCTCGTCGTCAGGCACGATCGGAACCGGAGAGATTTTCAACCCGGAGTCGTTCAACGCCGCGGCCATTTGCCCGACCTTAAACTCCAATCGCTGACGAACAGATTCGTCCACACTTCCAGCACATTCCACGATCTCGATGGTGGTATCTTGGTCTGGTGACAGACCGAGGCGGTGAATACGATCTTCGGATTGAAGGTATTGGGCGGCGTTATAATTTCGGTCAAGATAGATGGCGTGGTGGCAAACCGTATGTAGGCTGATCCCCTCTCCTGCAGCTGCGGGGTTCGCAACCATGACCATCACATTAGGATCGTCGTGGAACAAGCGAATCTTCCCTTCTCGGGTCTCGTCGTCATTCTCGTCACCGGCGTCGACGCCGCCATGTATGTAGACCGCGCCTAGGTCTTGAAGACTGGTCGCGATGTGCTCAACGTTCTCGACAAAGGTTGACCAAATGAGAACCTTTTTTCCTTCACGGGCAAGGCTTCGGGTTCTTTGCAGCACGTAGCGAAGTTTTGGGCCGCGTCCTTCTGCTAAGGCCATTGAAAGCTCATTGGAGTGCGCGAACGCGATGTCGTGCGCCAAGAGGGCCGGGTTTGACACGAACTGTAGAACTCGGGTTACGGACCGGCCCAATCCCCGAAATGCCTGCTTGCTCTTGATTGTCAGTGCCTGTGCCGCTTCGCGAGCCAAAGCGCTCTTCATTAACTCGTATAGCCGATGTTGGAGTGGGTCCATCGGAAGCGTCTTCAATATCCGGGTGACCGGTGGCAGGTTCAGTTCACTCTTGTTGGTCCTGACATAAACTGGGCTGATAAGGTCAACGACCGTATCCTCATTTGCTTGAACTTCTGGATAAAGGAACCGGAACTGGGGTAAAAGGTCGCTGGTAGATTGCGGCATGGGAGTCCCGCTCATCACGAGCTTACTGGCGGGCAAGTGAGAGAAGCTGAGCACCGCATCCGTCGAAATGTTATTCTGCCCCTTAATTCGATGGCTTTCGTCAAGGAAGACATGAACACGGCGACCAACAAGATGGTTTGCAATGACTTCCTTCACGCGTGCCAGCTGCTGATAGCCGATGATCATTAACTTTGGATCCGCAAGCAGCTGGAGCGGTATCTTGTCCGTCTTACGAAGCCGGACGAATTGCTGGCCGAATGTCGGTAAGCATGTTGCTATTTGCTCGTCCCAGGCCGCAAAAGCGTTCTTCGGTGCGATAACCAACAACCGGTCGCCTGGTTCAGCGCGCAGCGTAAACGTTGCAAGGGCCTCTGTAGTCTTCCCCGCGCCCGGGACGGAAAACGTGGCGCCCGCAGGCAAGGGCGCCAATTTCGACACGTTCCTCAGTTGTTGATCCGTCAGACTTCGGGCGAACTTAGCCAATTGAAGTCGCTTGGTCACCTCGTCCGCAGTTAGTTGGCTTGCACCCGCCGCCGTGGCGTAGCCTTCGTCCCTTGATCGGGCAAGGCGCAGATGTGCCCCAGCCCTTTCGGAAACCTGGTAGTCGACACCAGAAGCCAGCTGGAACCCTCGAATGAGATCAAAGATAGTCGGCCGCAGTCCAAGGAAAGACCACCACGGGAGCGAGACTGTATTCCCTCCCTCTTGGGATGACTCTTTCGAACCAGATAGTAGCACATCCCTTGCTATGCTCAGCCACGGCGTGGCCTCATCGCTAGGAAGCCAAGAAACTACTGCCCTGCGGTCAACGCCTCGGTAATCAAAAACGAGCAACTTAACCCCGCTTGCTGGTCACCCAGGCCTCGATTGCGTCTAGGTTGTCGCGTATGCCCTTGATTTGCATCTCAACCCCCTGGATTGAGCTTTCCGATCTGAGTCCGTGCGCCGTGACGTTCTGAACTAGCGAATTCACTTTTTTAAGGGTCTTCAAAAGATAATCTGCCTGCTTTAGTTCCTCTTTCTGGTCATCCTGCGCGCGGATTGTCTCAAGGACAGTTTCGCGTGCTTTCCGGATTGAGCTTTCATCCTTTTTGATCTCGGCCACCAATGCGAGATCGGAATCTGGGTTCTTGGTGTTGGTTGCTGGGCCGCCAAACAAGTCTTGGGCGTCTTTGTCGGGTTCGGCAACTTTCACCGGGAACGCTTGAACCAGATCGTTTTTGATTTTGGTGAGATGCTCTTTGACCTTAGGAATCACCGCATAAAGGCGCTCTCCAACCTCTGCCGGATCGTCGATCAGTGCAAAACTTGCCTGCTTTACAAGTTCCCGGTCACTAGCCGAGCCTATGTTGACGAGCGTCTTGTAGAGCGTGCTGAACGCATACTTATCTTCGCGGACCAATGACCATGTGTTCTCCTTGCTGCGAGAGCGGAGATAATCCGCTGCTAATTCACGCATGCCAAGGAGCTCATCGATCTCAGATTTCTTCTTGCCGTAAAGCCGAGCAATCTCTTGGGTTGAAAAGCCGTGAAGCCGCTGCTTTTGCAGAATCATATTGGCCTCAGCGTCCCAGGTGTAGTCGCTTCGGATGTCTCGATCGATCTGGAGCCGGGCTTCGAGACGGTCAAGTTCCTGATCATTGCAGTGCGGCAAGATCACAACGTCAACATGCCCGAAGTGCGAGTACTTTGTTTGATCAGATAAATATAGTTCGCGCCAACAGCAAAGGCGCCTGTTGCCGTTCAAAGCGAACCCGTTTTCGTCCAATAGCAAGGGTTCTACCTGCCTCTGAACGGGGTCCTTGAACTTCTCCAGCAGACCTTCCTCCTTGATCATAGACCTGAGGATGTCGTGCTGCGCGATCTGAATTATTTCAAGCTCAGGGTCACCGGCATCGAAAAAGTCGATCGGCTCACCGTGTGTCGAAACCCATTCCTGCTGGGCGCTCGCCGTACGGCCGTTCGCGATGCGATACTTCGACAGATTGATCGGGATACGCACGATCGGTAGTGAAATCATGGAACCCTTAAAGTTTTCGACACGGAACGTATCTCCGCTAGCCGCTGAAACGAGCTTCTTGAACTCTTCCCGGCGGTCAGGAAGTGGCCACCCGTAGGGCGACTGGCGAGGCGGCGGCGGTATACGGTTCACATCGTTCAAAACTGACCTCATTCGAAAGAGAAAACTGCGATGGGCATGTGGATGACCCGACGAAATATCTTCAACTCTGCCGCTAAGCGATCAGCGTTTGCAATGTTGTCGCCCAGGTCACGCGAGGCTTTTGAGGTCGGTAGAATGATTCCACCACTTGAAATTGCATCCTCTAAGTAGAGCTTTTGGAGCTTTAACAGGTCGGCGTACATGCGAGACATGTTTCCACCCGTCTGCATGCACAAACCCACCCCATCTTTGAGCGATGCAATTGTTATCTTTGAAGGCGGCTCAACCTGAAACTCATCCGGCCAACCGCTCTGTCCCAAGGATTTCACCAAGTGATCCCGAATGGATGCTGCTGACCCCCGTTCGATACGGATTGTGCAGGTGTCTATGGCTGCCTCGATCTCGTCACGAGCACCGTTCGGAAAAGCTTCTGAGGCACCTTGGTGCGAGTAAAAATAGTGTCGCATCACTGATCGTCCTGGTCGGGGCGGCGCGAAAGGCTGCTCTGCGTATGGTCGTACAAGGGTTTGTCATGTGGACGGTATTCGGCGCGCCCCTCCGAAGCCTCGATCAAGCGGCTATGCCCGATCTTTGCATATGAAGTGTCCAACTCGCAGCCGAGAAACCGCCTTCCATGTACCAAGCTCGCGACTCCGGCGGACGCAACTCCCGAGAAGGGATCAAAGACGAGAGCACCCGGACGCGTCATCGACAAGACCAACCTTTCAATGAGGCCTACCGGAAACTGGCAAGGATGGTCAGTCTTCTCAATGTGGTTCGATTTGACGTTTGGGATGGACCAAACATCTTCGGGGTTCTTGCCAAGAGGATTTCCGGAAAGCTCACCTTTTCGCGGACCTTTGAAGTGGCGTTTCGATGGATACTTCGAAGGCACCCGGACAGGGTCAAGATCAAAAAAGTAGGCGTCCGACTTTGTATACCAGAGCACAACTTCATACCGGCCCGAAAAACGCCGCCGGGTGTGAAGCCCGTGTCCAAAGGTCCAGATGATCCGATTGCGCAGCTGAAGCTTATGCTTTTTGAAGATCGGTGCAAACTCAAAGTCCAGAGGCGTAATCTGACCGTTGTCGACGAAGTTTCCGACCTGCCAGCATAGAGAACCATCATCTTTTAGCCGAGGAATGATTTCGTCTATAATCCTTTCCTGCCACGCCATGTAATCTGTCAGCGTACTCTTTAATTCATAAGCCTTGCCGATGTTGTAGGGTGGCGACGTCACAACTAGGTCAAAAATAGGCTCGCGCGGCAACTTTGAAAGAAACGCCTCAGAGTCCCCCCGCCAGATAGCCGACGGACCATCGAGAAGCGAACGCGGCGAACCGCGCTTGCTATCCACCAGCTTCGGCTGGGCGCTCAAGCCCCGTGGAGTGGTGGGCGCCGAAAGCACTCGCCTCTCCTCGTAATCTGTTTGGACTTGCAAGGCGGATTGATCTTCAGGGGGCAATGACATTGCGCAGTTTTCTTTTCATATACAGCAGGTTCTGTTTGCATTCGAATGGATGAACATCGTCAACTGACCGATGATTGGACGTTAGCTATCCGCGATACCGACGGCTTCTTGGGTGCCTCTGCGCCATTGGCAAACAACCACTCCTGCAGGATGCCACGAACGAGAGCGGACGCCGTCACGTCTCGACTGGCAGCGGCGATTTTTACAGCCCTAACGAGCTCATCAGGCGCATAGATCATGAACTGCCGGGTGTTTTCGTCTGTTGGCGTCGCCATCGGTCGCCCCCTCCGCTGTCTACAGGATGTCATGCTAGCACGCTATCTTTCCGGACTAAAGGTGCTTAGGTGCGGCTGGATGAAGTCACCTCGGGTCCTATTCCTATTGAAAGCAATAGAGAGCTCGCATTTGGCGAAGATTCTAGCGTCACGGGATTTGTGTCGATCAAGTCGGGCGGCGCAGCAGGTGTTTCTGCGCTTCCCACTCCACCGGGAACGGCTCGAATAATTGTGCAAGCGTGAGGCCCGGCCTCAGTGGCTTGCCATCTAGGATCGCTTCAACGATATCAGGCGCGAGCAGCGTCAAGCGCAGTAATCGGGTCATGTAAGACGGCGCGATCACCTCACGTTCAGCAAGTTCGGCAATGGTTGAGAATCTTCCCGAGTCCAGCATCTGCTTCCAACGGAAGGCCCGAGCCAGCGCTTTGACCTGCGTGTGGTCAGTCCTTTGCGGGTGCGAAATACTGTCCGGCAGTAGCATTTCCTTCCGCCCACCGCGTTTCACTAGGCGAAACGGCACGTGCACGCTGATTGTGTCGGGAACCGGTATCGTCCGTGTCATGCAGCTTCTCCGAGTTCGGTGCGCATTTCGCGGGCCAATCCTTCCAGGCCGTTCGTTCGTAACCTCACGTGCAGACCGCCAGAGCTAATGTCGACCCTCTCGACTAGAAGCGTCACGATCCGCGCCTGCTCAGCCGGGAACAGCTCGTCCCACAGGGGATCAAGGTCGATCAGTCCGTCGCGCGCCTTGGCCTCGGTGACGTTGCGATTCTGTGCGCATGCTGTTTTCCAAGCTCCTGCAATGATCTCTGGTTGGCGGAACACGGCGCGCAGTTGGTTGATGACGGCGGCCTCGATCTCCCCAGCAGGCACGCGGCCAATGGGACAGGATCCGGCCCCGTGCTTCAATATCGTCTGGCTAACGTAGTAACGGTACAGCCGCCCGCCCTTGCGGGTGTGGGTTGGGGAAAATGCAGCGCCATCGGGACCGTAAAGCAACCCACGCAACAACGCGGGCGTCTCAGCGCGGGTCCGGGCAGCGCGCTTTCGCGGGCTTTCCGTCAGAATGGCGTGAACCTTGTTCCAGACATCGCGGTCGACGATCGCTGCATGTTCACCGGGGTAGCTGGTCCCTTTGTGCACCGCATCGCCGACGTAGACCCGGTTATTCAGCATTCGGTAGATGAACTTCTTGTCGATGCGGTGGCCACGGCTTGTGGTGACGCCCCGTTCGGCCAGTTCCCGCGCCAGCAGTGTGCCGGAACCAAGATCGATGAACCGGGCAAAGACCCAGCGAACATGCGCGGCGTCGGCAGGGTTTTCGACCAGTTTCCGGTTCTTGACCTCGTAGCCCAGTGGCGGGCAGCCGCCCATCCACATGCCCTTCATCCGGCTGGCGCGGACCTTGTCGCGGATGCGTTCGGCCGTCACCTCGCGCTCGAACTGTGCGAAGGACAACAGGATGTTTAGGGTCAGCCGCCCCATTGAAGTGGTGGTGTTGAACGACTGCGTCACCGACACGAAGGTCACACCGTTGCGGTCGAACACCTCGACCAGTTTGGAAAAGTCCATCAGCGAGCGGGATAACCGGTCAATCTTGTAGACGACCACCACGTCGACCAGCCCATCCTCGATGTCGGCCAGCAACCGTTTCAGGCCGGGGCGTTCCAGCGTGCTGCCTGAGATGCCGCCGTCGTCGTATTGATCACGCACCAGTACCCAGCCTTCGGACCGTTGGCTGGCGATGTAGGATTCGCAAGCCTCGCGTTGGGCGTGTAGGCTGTTGAACTCCTGCTCCAGCCCTTCCTCGGAAGATTTGCGGGTATAGACCGCGCAGCGCAGTTTGCGGACGACGGGTTTGTTCATGCCATCCTCCGATGATTTTTCAGCCCGAAGAAGACCCAGCCATTCCAGCGCGTGCCGGTGATGGCACGGGCGATGGCTGACAGCGATTGGTAGGGCCGCCCCTGCCATTCGAAGCCATCTTGCGTCACGGTGACGATCTGTTCGACACCCTGCCATTCGCGGATCAGGCGTGTTCCAGCGATGGGCTTCATATCCGCCCGGATGCGGCGCGTGGTGATGTTGCCTCCGTCAAGCTGCTCGCCCAAGGCTTCCAGCCGTTTGATGGTTTCGGGTTTCAACCCGCCATAGGCCAATTCTTGGATGCGATAGGCCAAGCGGCTTTCCAGGTAGCGCCGGTTGAACGGCGGCGGTTCGGCTTCGAACAGGTCGCGCCACTGCGCCTTCAGGTCGGGCGTGGTGGTCGTCTTCAGCGCGGCCAAGCGCGCAGGGATGGGATCGGGTTTGGTCATGCGTCGCTCCGGTGGGTTGGAGTTGCATGAAGGCATTGGTCGGGCGGACAGTGTAGGCAACTTTCTCCAGTCTGGTCAGAGACTTCGCCCGGCTCCCTCATCCGAAGCCGAATAAGGCCAAGTGCGAGCAACCCGCACAGTTCAGCGCGGCGCTGGGACGGGGTCATTTGATAAGGTGGTAGGGCGTTGGGGCGTTTCATGGCTGTCCCTTCGGTATCATCTCCACCCGAAAAGCCGCCTGAAGGGCCTAAATGGGACTTCCTCTATCAAAGAACCTTGTGGCGATAGCCGCTGTCGTCTTTACATGCTGAAGTTGATTGCGTTGGGGAGGCCTAAGTGCACCGGAAGTATAACCGCCTTGGGCGCGAGACCCTCGAAGTCGCCGAGACCATCTTTCTTCCGCTTTTCCAGCAGATACTGAAATTGGTTGATGACGGATCTGCGGAACTGGTCGTTGAATGGCCGTCGGACCTGCTTGAGGACAATGTGCGGATTCAAGTTCTCGATCTTTTGGACCAATACTCTGTCGAGCAGTTGCAGCCAATCGAAGATCGGTGCCGTAGGATAAGACAGCTTGCGGCGGACAAAGGGCCCTCGTCGCTGAGCCACGTCACTGCGCAGCGCCTTGCGCATGATGAAATTGAAGAGCTGGGGACTCAACTTGACGCGCTTTGCAAGAGTGCTTGGGTGTTTCTGAACCATCCCGCCACCTTTGCTGACGCCGAAGCATTCCACGGTGCCAGGCAGTACCGCGATCTTGGCAAGATGTACGATGCGTTCGAAGTCGAGCCCTCGGGCACTGTTGGTGGAAAAGCGGCTCAGATCAGTGAGAACGACCTTGCGTCTTTGTTGACCGCCAAGCTAGAGCTGCCGTCGCGCGTTGTAATCAGAACTCTTGATCTGGTGCCGACAGATAATCATGCCGCCTCCGTGTTGGTTATTGTGAGGCACGCCGGACCTCTTTCCAGCGTCCTGAATCATAAGGAAAATGGGTTGCGGTCTCCTATTTACTATCGGCCGCCAAACGAAGCCACGCTCATCTGGACACCGTCAGAAAACACAATTGAGATTTGCGGTCCGAGTCCCCAAGTCCGCCGCGCGGTAGCAGAAGGTTTTGCGCAAGTCGCCTTTAAAACCGATCTTTCAACCAAGCCGCTCACATGGCGATATTATGATCTTTCGCGATTTCACAAGTCCCTGAAACTGATGCCGCCGGTTTGGGAAGATGTCGAAATCCTTGCAACGAAGGTCATTGCGGTCGAGATGCGACTGGGCAATTGGTCGCGGAGACTGTCTCTAAAGGTCACGATTGACGATGACATAGAGCAGGTCGCGCAAAGTTTTCTTGGGGGAAGCAAGTTCTTAAAAAGGGCAGAAGGCTTCAGCCTTCTGACTGTTGCGGTCAAGTACAAACGAAGGGGTGAAAAACGAGAGCGGACGATGGAAATCTCCTTCGGTGATCGCCGTTCAAATCTCCAAAGCAAAACCGACGCAGGCCAACGAGAGCTTGGCCATCGATTGCTTCAGCATTGGGGAATTCTGAATAAGCTTCAGCCACTGCAATTCAGTGAGATTATCGAAATCCTGCCGAACCTGTTGGCGCTTCACGACATGATCAATGATGCTGTGTCAGGCGGGCGACTACGCACAATGGGTCTTGATCCGAAGCGGTTGATTGATGCAGGTGTGATTGCACATCGGAACCGGAGCAGAATGGTTCTTCTTGACGAAGGTGACGAGGCATTAATCGAGATCGGGCCGCGCGAAGGCGAGATGCTGGCAACCGATCAGTTTGAGGAGGTGTCTGCGTCGTTGGGCGTCGATGACACGAGCGAATACGAGATCAAGCGGGATTGGCTCGAGGAAATCGTGATAAACGCCTTGCGGCCATTTGTCGGCAAGGGGCCCGTTGAGCGCCTGAGCGACAACCTTGGGTATTTCGGCAAGTTGACCGCAGACGGTGGGAAGGTGCCGGTCTACCTTGTGCGTTGCCTCGATCAGATGGATGCGTTGCAGTCGGCCGATCTCATATTGCGAAGCCGACAAGACGGTGGCGTAGGCGTTGTACTTGCGGCAACAGAGACACCCCTGACGCACCTTGGACCAAACGTGGTTGTCCCTTTGCCAAGTGTCTTGGCCGGAACGGGCATCGATGACGATGCAGTTTCCAGAATTCTGGACCGCCACAAAACAGGTCGATGGCTTGCGCTCGGTGGTGCTGAAGTCGCCCTGATGACCTTCGGCCCCCAGCTGGCTATGCTTTACATCCCCAGCAAGGTTCCGCTCGCAATAAGCGGTGCAAAGCAGGCACGGGTGATGGAGCGGCTGGTCGCTGCTCATAAGTCCGGCGCGCCCGGTGCACAAACCGGTCACTTAGTTGAAGGCACAGGGGTCAAGTCGCCCTCGGACGCCTGGAAGTCGACGGTGCGTTCATCGGTAGTTGGTGTCTACTTTGAACATGCCGGCCGGAACCTTTGGCGGTTGAAGGTCGACTGATCCGTTTGCATCCGCAAGAAAGGTCGGACGTTCGTCCGACTTTGCGGGGGGGACCGTCCGACATTTGATGGTGCACTTGGGAAGCCTCAATCATGAGGAGCACCCGAATGCCGACTCCCTTCCCCTCGCGCCAACCAGCCCCGTCGAGCTGGCCGACCGGCGCGAAACCCAAGCCCACCTCACTGAACCCGGAATGGCGCTGCACGCGCTGTGACAAGCTGCTCGGCGTTTGCCGGGACGGCCGCATGCACCTGCGTTTTGCGCGGGGGCACGAGTATTTTGTGGGCTTCCCCGTCCAGGCGACGTGCCGCGGCTGCGGTACGCTGAATCAGGCGTCCAGCCCCACGGGCTGACGCGCCCCACGACCACCAACTCCCTGAAATCGCAGAGACGCGCGACGTCCTGACCTGGCCACGAGAAGGCGCTGGACGCCTGGCCGCAAGGCAGGCGTCCAATGTCTTTCGCATGGCACGAGATCCGTGATCAAATCATGCATTCCGCTTCCACCCTCAGCTTCCAGCGCAGCTTCGATGCCATCCGGCGCGAACAGGGGCCGGTCCTAGGCTTCCGCGATCCGGCCGCCTTGCTGGATGCGCTGCACCATAAAGCGGGCAGCCCGGACCAGAAGAACCTGATCCTCGCAGCTCTTGCCCGCGCTGCGCATTCCGATGGGCACACGGGCGATTGCGCACTGACCCTGATGCTTCTGGCGCTCTGGCCCGGTCTCGACGCCATCCGGCGCCGGAGCATCTGGCGCAAGGTCGGCACCAGCGATGAAATCACCGCCGACATCCTTGGCCGCACCACTGAAGCAATTCGTAGTCTGGACCTGCAGCGGGTCAACTGGATCGCGGCCACCCTCCTGCGCAATGTCGAGCGGGATATCCTGCGCGCCCATCAGCGGGAGGCGGGCCGCCAAAGCCTGCGCAGCGAAACCGAGCCTGACGAGGTCGCTGCAGATGATGGTTCAGCCGACGCGGCGGTAACCGAGGCGCAACTGCTTCGCGATCTTCGGCTGCTGGTGGGTGCGGATGCAATCCTGGTGATCCGCGTCGCGGTCGAAGGCTTCAGCCAAGCCGAAGCTGGCGTCGAACTTGGCCTGTCCGAGGCGGCGGCGCGAAAACGCTACCAGCGCGCCACCCAGCGGCTGCGCGACGCCCTCCAGAAAATCCACTGACCATGATGTCCCGATCCGGACAGCGCGGTGGCTTTTCCCATTCAGACGCCACCGCGCGTCTTCCTCCAACCGAAAGCCGACACGCATGAACAGCATTGCCGACCTTTCGCCCACCGACCTCAAGCGCATCCCCGGCCTCTACCGGCGCTGGGAACTGACCGAGGTCTTCGAGGCGCACCGCAACTACCAGATCGAAGACGCCGGCACCCACGCCGACGGCACGCCGCTGCTGGCGATCTTCGTCAGCGATCCGGTTCCCGACATCCCGGAGGCCACCTGATGCGCCTCTTCAATCACCTGATCACATGGAGAACTGACATGCCGGACCAGCCGGACGACATCACCCGTCTTCGCAAGTCGCACTACGCCCTCGACGAACTGCCGGAAACCATCAGTTTTCCGAAGCATCCGAGCGAGCCCGCGCGGGAGCCGCTGCCCGTGATGGAGGCGACCGTCGACGACATCGCCTTTGCGATCGTCGCGGCGGAACGGGAAATCTCGGCAGCCCTCGGACGGGCATCCGCACTGAAGCGCCTCCACAATCTTGCTCGTGAGGCAGGTGCCATCGGGACTGACCGTGCCGCCGCCGCTGCCCTGAAGCGAGAGAAGCCCTGATGGCCCTCCCGATCATCAGCGCCGACGAACGGCTGGCGCAGCGCAAAGGCATCAAGGGCTGCATCTTCGGCCGTTCGGGCATCGGCAAGACCAGCCTGCTGTGGACGCTGAACGCCTCGACCACCTTGTTCATGGATCTCGAAGCCGGGGATCTGGCGGTCGAGGGCTGGGATGGCGACACGCTGCGGCCCCGCACCTGGAAGGAATGCCGCGACTTCGCCGTGTTCATCGGCGGGCCGAACCCGGCGCTGCGGGAGGACCAGCCCTACAGCCACGCGCATTTCGACGAAGTCTGCGGGCGGTTTGGCGATCCGGCGTTGGTGGACCGTTACGAGACGGTCTTCATCGACAGCATCACCGTGGCGGGTCGGCTTTGCTTTCAGTGGTGCCGGGGTCAGCCCGAAGCCTTCTCGGACAAGACCGGCAAGCCGGATATCCGGGGAGCATACGGGCTCCATGGCCGCGAGATGATCGCGTGGTTGACCCACCTGCAGCACGCGCGGGGCAAGCATGTCTGGTTCGTGGGCATCCTCGACGAGAAGCTGGACGACTTCAATCGCAAGGTCTTTCAGCCGCAGATCGACGGGGCGAAGACCGGCCTGGAGCTGCCGGGGATCGTCGATCAGGTGATCACCATGGCCGACATCGCCGATGCCAATGGCCAGCCCCAGCGCACCTTCGTCTGCCAGACGCTGAACCCCTGGGGCTACCCGGCCAAGGATCGTTCAGGGCGTCTGGCCATGGTCGAGGAACCGCACCTCGGGCGGCTGATGGCCAAGATCCAGAGCCCGATCCGCCCGGCATCTGAACGCCTGAATTATCCGGCCGTCACGTCAGCCGATCCTGCCGCTGCGGAGGTGCCGGTCAATGGCTGATCGCATCTTGCCAGACCCGATGTCCCGATCCGGTCCCCGCGATGGCTTTTCCCGTTTGACGCCGCCGCGCGTCCTGACCTCCAACTGAAAGGAACCGTGCCATGTCCGGTATCTGGAACGACTTCAACTCCGCCCAATCCAACTCCAACGTCATCCCCAAGGGCACGCTGGCCAAAGTGCGCCTGACCGTCCGTCCCGGTGGTTTTGATGATCCGTCACAGGGCTGGACTGGCGGATTCGCCAAGCGCGCCGCGACCGGCGCAGTCTACCTCGACGCAGAATACACGGTGGTCGACGGGCCCTATGCGCGCCGCAAGATCTGGTCGCTGATCGGCCTCTACAGCCCCAAGGGTCCGGACTGGGCCAATATGGGCCGCAGCCTGATCCGTGGCATCCTGAATTCGGCGCGCGGGATTTCCGACAAGGACAATTCGCCCGAAGCGCAGGCGCGCCGTCGCATCAACGGGTTCGGTGATCTGGATGGGCTGGAATTCGTGGCCCGGATCGACATCGGCCAGGACACCAACGGCGATGACAAGAACGAGGTGCGGGGCGCTGTAACCCCCGATCACCGCGACTACGCCGCCCTGATGGGATCCAACGCCTTGCCGATCGGCACCACGGCCCCACAGGGTTACGCCCCGCAGCAGACGGCGGCCGTCCGTTCCAGCCAGCCCGCTTCCGCCCCCGGCAATGCCGGTCGGCCGAGCTGGGCCCAGTAAGGGGGGATCGGCCATGCGCCTGCGCCCCCGCCAGAAAACCTTCGTCGAGCGCAGTGTGGCTGCGCTCGCCTCCCGCGGCAACACGCTGAGCGTGGCACCCACCGGTGCGGGCAAGACCATCATGCTGTCGGCGGTCACCGGCGAGATGATCGGCGATGGTGCCAAGGCCTGTGTGCTGGCGCATCGCGACGAGCTGACTGCACAGAACCGGGCCAAGTTCCAGCGGGTGGTGCCGGGGATTTCCACCTCGGTGATCGATGCCACCGAGAAATCCTGGGGTGGTCAGGTCGCCTTCGCCATGGTGCCCACGTTGGCCCGGGCTTGGAACCTGGCCGACATGCCACGCCTTGATCTGCTGGTGATCGACGAAGCGCATCACGCGGTGGCCGACAGCTACCGCCGCATCATTGATCGGGTGCGCGATGCCAATCCCGATGCCCGCATCTTCGGGGTCACCGCCACGCCGAACCGGGGCGACAAGAAGGGGCTGCGCGAGGTTTTCGACAACGTGGCCGACCAGGTGCGGCTGGGCGAGTTGATCGCCTCGGGCCATCTGGTGACGCCCCGGACCTTCGTTATCGACGTAGGCGTGCAGGACGAATTGCGGTCGGTCCGCAAGACCCTGTCGGATTTCGACATGGCCGAAGTGGCGGGCATCATGGACCGTGCCCCCGTCACCGATGAAGTGATCCGCCACTGGAAGGAAAAGGCGGGCGACCGGCAAACCGTCATCTTCTGTTCCACCGTGGCCCATGCCGAACATGTCACCGAAGCTTTCCGCGCAGCTGGGATCACGGCGGCGCTGATCCATGGCGATCTGGCGTCCGACACCCGCAAGGCGATCCTAGCCGACTATGCCGCGGGCAGCATCCGCGTCATCGTCAATGTCGCGGTGCTGACCGAGGGCTGGGATCACCCGCCCACCTCCTGTGTCGTGCTTTTGCGCCCCAGCTCCTACAAGTCCACGATGATCCAGATGGTCGGGCGTGGTCTGCGCATCGTGGATCCGGAAGAACATCCCGGCATCGTGAAAACCGATTGCGTCGTGCTGGACTTCGGCACCTCCAGCCTGATCCACGGCACCTTGGAACAGGATGTCGATCTGGACGGCAAGACCGAGGTTGGCGATGCGCCGACCAAGACCTGCTCCGGCTGCGGCGCTGAAATCCCGCTGGCCGCAATCGAATGCCCGCTCTGTGGCGAGGTTTTCCCGCGGGAGGATGAAGACGGCGGCGAAGGTGGCGGCACGGCCCCGCTGTCGGGTTTCATCATGACCGAGATCGACCTGCTGAAACGGTCCAGCTTCGCCTGGGTCGACCTTTTCGGCACCGACGACGCGATGATGGCCACCGGCTTCACGGCCTGGGGCGGCATCTTCTGGCTGGACGGGGTCTGGTACGCCGTGGGCGGCGGCAAGAACGAACGCCCGCACTTGCTTGGCGTCGGTGAACGCACCGTCTGCCTCGCGCAGGCCGATGACTGGCTGAACACGCACGAAACCGACGAAAGCGCCTTCAAGACCCGTTCCTGGCTGCGCCAGCCGCCGACCGAAAAGCAGCTGCAATACTTGGCCCCCGAATGCCGCCATGACTTCGGCCTGACGCGCTACCGCGCCTCGGCGCTGATGACCTTCGGCTTCAACAAGCGCGCCATCCGCCAGCTGATCGACAGCGCGGCCAGCCCCGAACGGAGGGCGGCATGATCCATGACATCTCTCACCACCATCTCATCCGAGGACCGGCGGCGACTCTGGCATCCGCGTGGAACGCTCTGTGCTGTCTGCCGGCAACCCAGCCGTGGGTTTGGCTGGTTCGATCCGGTGCGGTCGAAACGGCGCCGCCCATCGGTCTGGTTCTGCTCGATGTCCTGCCAAGGCTTCTGGACGCGTTTGGCGCGGGGGCATTCGGCCATGGTTGATCTGACCGATGAAGAACGCGCCGCCATCGCCGCCACCATGAAACGCGTCGCGCTGCTGATGGACGAGATCGGCTGGGCCACCCCGCTGGCCGGTCTGACCGAGGCACAGGTCCGCGCCCTCATCGAGGAATCCGTCGAGGGCTTCCGTGAGGCCATGTCCGACATCGCCAAAGCCAATGCGCCGGAGGTGCCGTTTTGACGCTGGACTTCAACCATCGCCCCAGCTTCGCCGACCAGGTCAATGCCGCCGTCGACCAGGCGCTGACCGCCGATCAGGCGATCCGCACGCCCCGCGACTATCTGGGCGGGTCACGCCTTGGCCACGCCTGCGAGCGCGCTCTTCAGTTTGAATTCACGGCCACGCCGAAAGACGAGGGCCAGGACTTCAGCGGCCAGGCGCTGCGCATCTTTGCCATCGGTCACGCTCTCGAAGATCTGGCCGTGGCATGGCTCCGTGGCGCAGGCTTTGATCTCTACACCCGGAAGGGCAACCGGCCCGATGGCGGCCAGTTCGGTTTTTCGGTCGCGGGCGGGCGCATTCGGGGCCATGTCGATGGCATCATCGCCGCGGGGCCCGAAGGCGTCGGGCTTGCCGTTCCCGCGCTTTGGGAATGCAAGACGATGAACGCCAAGAACTGGCGGGCCTGCGTCAAGGACGGCGTGACGAAATCGAAGCCGGTCTATGCCGCGCAGATCGCCGTCTATCAGGCCTACATGGAATCCAGCGTGCCAGGCATCAGCGCTGCGCCCGCTATCTTCACCGCGATCAACAAGGATACGGCCGAGATGCATCACGAGCAGGTGCCCTTCGATGCCGATCTTGCGCAGCGCATGTCGGATCGCGGGGTGCGGATATTGCAGGCGACCGCTGCGGGCGAATTGCTGCCGCGGATCGCCGCCAGCGCCGATTTCTTCGAATGCCGCTTCTGCCCATGGGCCGCGCGCTGCTGGAGGCTGGAGCGATGAGCGACGACAGCATCCTGCACTTCAATCCGTGGATGGATTTCAACGACGGCCCTCCGGCCGAAAACCCGTTCGGCTGCGATCCTGACCCCGACCAGATTTCCACCTTCCTCGACACCGTGTTCAGCTGGTGCGAGGGGTTGATCCCGCTGCGGGGCTTTGTCGACAAGGGTCAGGGCCGTGACGGCAAGCCGCACAACATCTGGATATCGGCAGACACGACCGCCCGCGAAAAGCTCGCGACCTTTGCCGCATGGGCGAACCGCGAGGGTGCGGCGGTCTATGTCATCCCCGGCACTGTCGCCGAACAGGGTCAGGCCCGCGCTGCAGATGTGCTGCAGATGCAGGCATTGGTCGTCGATCTCGACGCGGGCGACATCCCGGCCAAGCTGAACCACATCGTCAGCCACCTTGGGACGCCCACCCTGATTGTGGAGAGTGGCGGCCGCACGCCCGAGGGTGCTGCCAAGCTGCATGTCTGGTGGAAACTGACCGAACCCGCCGATGGCGAGGATCTGGCCACCCTATGCCGCCTGCGGGGCGACATTGCCGTAAAGGTCGGCGGTGACACCCATTTCCGCTCGGCGCACCAGCCGATCCGTGTGGCCGGGACCGTCTATCACAAGCACGGCCATCAGCGGTTGGTGCAAATCCGCGACCACAACCCGATTGAAGTAGACCTCTCAGATTTCGCGGAACGGGTGTCCGACATGCCACCGCTGCCGGGCGTAGGCATGGCCAGCGCGCCGCTGTCCACCGCCAAGCCGGGCGTCGATGCCGTTCTGACCACCCCGGTGCACGAGGGCGCAGTGGATGAATGGTCGCGGTTTCAGGGGGCGAGCGCCGCCATCGGGCATTACATCCGCCTGGTCCACGACGGCCGCATTGACCCTGCCGAAGGCTGGGAGGCGATCTGCGGCTACAACGCTGCCATGCTGCGCCCCGAATGGCCGGTTGATCGGTTGCAGGCCGAAGCCGAGCGGCTTTGGGCACTGCATGTGAAGCGCAATGGCCCGCCACTCATTCGTGCTGCCCGCCCCAACGCCCCCGCGAGCCCGCTGCAGACCTTCAGTCTTGGCGCGCTGCTTGATGATCGCAGCCCCATGCCCGATGACATCATCGCGCCACGCGTGCTGACGCCGGGCGGGCTGTTGGTGCTGGGCGGCGCGCCGAAGGTCGGCAAGAGCGATTTCCTGATCTCCTGGCTCGTCCACATGGCGGCAGGCGTGCCGTTTCTCGGCTTCACGCCGCCCCGGCCGCTGCGCGTGTTCTATCTGCAGGCGGAAATCCAGTATCACTACCTTCGGGAGCGGATGCAGCAGATCAGCCTGCCGCCCAGCGTGATCGCGGCCGCCCGCGACACCTTCATCGCCACGCCCAAGCTGAAGCTGCTGCTGGATGCCGACGGGGTCACCCGCATCGTCGAAGCCATCCGGGCCGCATTCCTCGATGCACCGCCCGACATCATCGTCATCGATCCGATCCGCAACCTCTTTGATGGCGGCCCTGATGGTGGCGGCGAAAACGACAACACCGCGATGATGTTCTTCCTGAAGGACAGGGTCGAGGTTCTGCGTGAGGCGATCAATCCGGACGCGGGCGTCATCTTAGCCCACCACACCCGCAAGGCCGCCAAACATCAGGTCAAGGACGATCCCTTCCTCGCCCTCTCTGGCGCAAGCGCGCTGCGCGGCTTCTACACCTCCGGTCTGCTCATGCACCGGCCCGACGAGGACAGCACCCAGCGCCGCCTGGAAATTGAGTTGCGCAATGGCCCCGCGCTGCCGGGCAAGCTGATCGACAAGGTGGCGGGGCGCTGGGTCGAGCTGAACCCGATGAACGAGCGGCTCGTCCGAAAGGAGGTTGGGGCCAAGTTCGATGCCGAACGGCTGCGCAAGCACGATGTCATCCTCGGTATGTTGCTGGATGAGGCGGCGGGCGAGCGGCTCTACACCGCCATGCAGTTCGCTGAGACCTTCGAAAATCGGGGCGGTCTGGGCAGCAAGCACACCATCCGTGAACGCCTCTCTGTGCTCGCCACCAAGGGCTTCGTGAAGTTCCTGCGCGACCCCTCCGGGTTTGGTTTTCCCGTCACCCGGTCGCGGTTCGGCTATCTCTGCGTCGAAGGCATGCAGTTCGGTTTGCCCGTCGAGGAGATCGATCCGACCACTGGAGAGGTCACGACGGTCGCCCGTCCGGTCCTTCCCAGCCACTTCAAATGCCCCCAGTCCGGGCTCAGCCTTCAGGTCGAAAACCCCACTGTCTGGGTCTACCAGGACGGCCCTGAGGACGACCTAACTCATATGAGTAAGGCCTGACTCATATGACAGCGCCAACTGTGCACTCAATGAAATCAACGGGTTACGCGCAAATAAGAGTTAGGTCCCTAACTCATGCCCGAAGACCTCATGAAGTCTTATTCCCAAACAAAATCAACGTGTTGACTCAGCTCGAACAGTTAGGTGCTGAACCCCCATACTACGTATGGGATGGCCCCACCCCAGGGTGGGCCACTCATCCCATGCGTAAGGGCCTGGCGCGCGGGCCGCCCTGACAGGTCTCCCCATCCCCCGATCCGACGACGGCGGCCCGTACCGCCAAGCACATGACCGCCGTCGTCTTCCACCAGGACCAGCCCCCCAAGACAGGAGAGCCATCATGGCTGCGACGACTCTGATCCCCAAATCCGACAGCGCAAGATTTGAATTGCTGCCCGTCAGCAGTTCAAGCCAGCGCTGCATCCTTGCCCTTGATCTGGGCACCACGACCGGCTGGGCCCTGCGCGGCCACGACGGTCTGATCACCAGCGGCACCGCCAGCTTTCGCCCCGGCCGCTTTGACGGCGGCGGCATGCGATACCTCCGCTTCACCAACTGGCTGGGCGAGCTGGACCGTCTGTCCGGGCCCATCGCCGCGATCTGGTTCGAGGAGGTCCGGCGCCACGCGGGCACCGATGCGAGCCACATCTACGGCGGTCTCATGGCCACGCTGACCGCTTGGGCCGAACTGCGGGGCGTGCCCTACGAGGGCGTCCCGGTCGGCACGATCAAGCGCCACGCCACCGGCAAGGGCAATGCCGACAAGGATGCGATGATCGCGGCTGCCCGGGCCCGTGGCTTCAGCCCTGCGGACGACAACGAAGCTGATGCCATCGCGCTACTGCTCTGGGCCATCGCAACGAATGGGGGTGTCGCATGAGGTGGCATCCCCACGGCTACGGCGGCCAGCGCCGCGACGCCGAGCAGGTCAAGCGCGAGGGCTGGCACGAACAGGGCGTGCTTGCAGTGTCAGCTGACGATCAGCGGCTGACCTGGCCGGAGCGCGAACTGGTCCGCCAACTTGGCGAGAAGCTCTATGGGCGACGCCCGATGGGAAAGGAGGTTCGCCATGGCTGACCGCATCTGGACGGCCGACTGCGTCGCCGATCATTTCGAGGAAGCGTTCCGCACCCTGCGCAAGCTGCCACCGGTAAAGGCGCAGGGGTTCTTCAACGCCTGGCCGCAGATCGTGCGCACCAGTCGCGAGATCGCGGCGATGGAACCCGAGCCCATGCGGGTCTGGCCATCGGCCGCCGCCATCACCCGGCTGGAGCAGACCTCGGACTGGGTGCTGTGGATCGAGGAGGCCGAACGCAAGCTCGTGTGGTCGCGTGCGGCCCGGGTGCCATGGAAGCAGATCAGCGGTGAGCTGGGCTGCGACCGCACCACCGCGTGGCGGCGCTGGCAGCTGGCGCTGACCAAGATCGCGGCGCGACTGAATGCGTGAGCGACTCCAATGTGTTGCAACACTTTTCTCTTCGACATCTGCAACATGTTCGTGCTATTCCGAAGGCAAGATGGGGAGAGTGCGCCGAAGGGTTCGCTCTCCCCTTTGCTTTTGGGCGGATACGGCTGGATTTCGGATTGGTTTCCGGGGTCCGGGCGGGGTCCAATCGGCATCCATCTCGCTAACCCACTGATTTCTGGTTCCTTCCTGGCAACATTCGTATGCTGGCGGGCGAAGCGCGGCACATCGCTAGCGACAGGGCCGGGTTTTTGGGAAGCCAGCCGGAAGCCACCGCTGCCTGAACCCGCCTGAAACACCGCAAAATCAAACCCTTGAAGCTGGACACCCCCGGTGGCCGCTGGACCCCGCGTGGAGTCCAGTCCGGACCCCGGATTCCGGAAGCCAAGGGCATCCATCCTGACCCGAGGAATGACCCGACGATGACGCTGAGTTTTGCCCCGGATCGGATCGAGATGTGGCCGCTGGCCAAGCTCCAGCCCTATGCCCGCAATGCCAAGGCGCATGGCGCGGACCAGGTTGCGAAGATCGCCGCCAGCATGGCCGAGTTCGGTTGGACCGTGCCGTGCCTCGTGGCCGAGGATGGTGAGCTGATCGCGGGGCATGGCCGGGTGTTGGCGGCAACGCAGCTCGGGTTGACCGAGGGACCGGTGATCGTGCTGGGCCACCTGACCGAGGCGCAGCGCCGGGCATATCGGATCGCCGACAATAAACTGACTGAACTCGGCACCTGGGACGAGGCGCTGCTCTCGGCGGAATTGAACGATCTGTTGGCCGAGGATTTCGACCTGTCGCTTGTCGGTTTCTCCGACGGCGAGTTGGACAAGCTGTTGTCCTTCGTGCCGGAGGGGGACTGGCAAGAAGGTGGCACCGGGGGCTCGGTGCCTCCGGTGACCATCCCCGAACCACCGCGCAATCCGGCCTCGCGCACCGGCGACCTGTGGATTCTTGGCGACCACCGGCTCCTTTGCGGTGACAGCACCAGCGCCACCGACGTGCGCCGTCTGATGAATGGCGAGCGGGCAATCCTGTTCGCGACTGACCCGCCGTATCTGGTGGATTACGACGGTTCCAACCATCCGACCCGCAACAAGGACTGGTCGGCATCCTACGGCACGACCTGGGACGACAGTTCGCAGGGGGCCGAGCTTTACGATGGTTTCATCGAGGCCGCCGTGGCGGAGGCCATCGCCGAAAACGCCGCCTGGTATTGCTGGCACGCGTCCCGCCGCCAGGCGATGTTGGAAGCCTGCTGGGAAAAGGCCGGGGCCTTCGTGCATCAGCAGATCATCTGGGTGAAGGACCGCGGGGTTCTGACCCGCTCGCACTACCTCTGGAAACACGAACCTTGCTTCATGGGCTGGCGCCGCCCGAACCGGCCGCCGAAGGTGGCCGAGGAAACGCTGCCATCGACATGGGCGCTGCCGAGCTTCGCAAAAGACGAGCGGCCCGACCACCCGACACCGAAACCGCTCGATGCCTTCGGAATTCCCATGCGCCAGCATGTGGCGCGGGGCGGGCTTTGCTATGAACCCTTCTCGGGCTCCGGCTCGCAGATCATGGCGGGCGAGGCAAACGGCCGCCGCGTCTTCGCGATGGAGATCAGCCCGGCCTATGTCGATGTCGCCGTGGAACGCTGGCAGGCCGAGACCGGCCGCGAGGCGATCCTCGACGGCGATGGCCGGACCTTTGCGCAAATCAGAACCGAGCGGCTTGGCGCTGACGTCGACGTCGAGTCCGAACCCACCGCTCCTTTGATCCCCGCCGCGTGAGGCCATGCATGACCTGGTTGTACCTTCCAACGGACGCGCTTCCGGAACCGGAAACGTGTGCCTTTTCGGCCTCTCCCTCTGCTCTGGCGCAGGCGGTCTCGACCTCGGGCTCGCCATCGCCATCCCCGGATATCGTGCTGTGGGCCATGTCGAACGGGAAACCTTCGCCGCAGCCACTCTCGTGGCGCGGATGGAAGATGCGTCCCTGGATCAGGCTGTTGTCTGGGACGACGTTGGAACCTTCGACGGCCGCCCGTGGCGCGGCGCGGTGGATATCGTCAGTGCGGGCTATCCGTGCCAGCCGTTCTCGGTCGCAGGCCGACGGCTCGGCAGCGAGGATCCACGCCATCTCTGGCCGCATGTCGCCCGCATCATTGGCGAGGTCGAGCCGCCTTTCGTCTTCCTCGAGAATGTCGCCCATCATCTCCGCCTCGGCTTCCCCGAAGTCGCCAGCGGACTGGTCGGCATGGGCTACCGCCTTGCGGCAGGCCTCTTCACATCGGCGGAAGTCGGTGCGCCCCACCGGCGCGAACGTCTGTTCATCCTTGCCATCCGCGAGGGGGACGAGTTGGCCGACCCCGCGCGCCTGCTCTGGAACCCGGTCGAGTGGCGGGAACCGGACGGAATTGCTGCGGCTCTGGCCGACGCCCCGTGCCAGTGCGAACGAGAACCGGCAGACGAAACCGACACCGTCGCAGGAAGCGGGGCAGCACGGGATGAACCTCGCGACAACGGCAGCGCTCTGGCCGACACCGCAGATCGACAGTTTCCGCAGCCGGGGTGGCGAGCGGAAAGAGGAGAAGGGTCTGGACCGGATGGCGCGGGACTGGCCGACTCCGATGGCGAACGACGGCTGCAAGCCGAGCGCGGGCAATCGGCGTACGGCCGACCTGACCCATGCGGCGGGAATGTGGATGACCCCGACGACGCGGGATCACAAGGATGGGGCGACAACCTTAGCGAACACGCCGGTGAACGGCCTGCTTGGCCGCCAGGTCCTGGTGACGCCGATGGTTGGGAGCGATACCTCCGATGCGCGCCGGACCTTGAACCCGCTGTTCGTCGAGGCGCTGATGGGTTGGCCCACCGGGTGGACCGGCTTCGGCTCTGTGGCAACGGCGTGGTCCCACTGGTTGCAGCGCATGCGCTCAGAACTTTGGCAGCTGAATTGCTGGCCGATGGATGAGGTTGCGGCATGAAGCAGTCACGCGCCATGTCGCTGGTCGAGTCGATCGCCAATGTAATCGTCGGCTACGGCGTCGCGGTGGCAACGCAGATCCTGATCTTCCCGGTCTTCGGGCTGCACACGACGCTCGCTCAGAACCTGAAGATGGGCGCGGTGTTCACCGTGGTCAGCATCGCGCGATCCTACGTTCTGCGGCGGCTGTTCGAAAGGTTCCATTGACGCGATGCGGGACGATCATTTATCCTCACTCTGCTGCGATTTCGGCTTTGGCCGACTTGAGTAAGCCAGCGGCTACTCTGACCTGAGGTCTTGTCCTGCAGGTTTCGCGGTCCGGCATGCGGAGCCACGGATCACCGGGCCTCGCGCGAGCAGGAGCTTCCAGCCGGGGAGCGTCCGTTACGGGCGTCGCGCATTCGCTTCTCACGAAGTCGAATGAAAGGACCCGTGTCATGGGATCTGTTAAACGTATCCGTCAGAGGAAGATGATGGCCCAAGGTGGCCGCTGCTACTATTGCGGCCTGCCGATGTGGGACGATGCTGCTGAAGCCGCATCTTCTCAACGAAACTACCAAACGAGGCGGACCCCAAAGGCGCTACGCTGCACCGCCGAGCATCTACACGCCCGCTCCGACGGTGGTCGCGACACGGATGAGAACATCGTTGCGGCCTGCTGGTACTGCAATAGCCAGCGCCATAAGCGGAAGTGCCCGCCCTCGCCCGAAGAGCATCGCGTGTATGTCCAGAAGCGCATGGCAGCCGGAAAGTGGCTGCTGGCGTAGGTGTCATTGGTCGGTCTCACAGCTACACTGACGAGGCCATCGTGGATACAGGCCGCCGCCCGGTCTGGGCGGCGGAGTAGCGTTTCCGGCGTTGGGTCAGGCGGCGGGAAGCCTGTAGACCCGCCCGCGCCCCTCGACCTTCTCCGAGGTCACCTCGAGCCCGAGCTTCTTCTTCAGAGCACCGGCCATCGCGCCGCGCACCGTGTGCGACTGCCAGCCCGTGGCGGCGGTGATCTCCTCGATGGTCGCGCCTTCTGGCGCGCGCAGCATGGCGATCAGCGTGGCCTGCTTGGTGCCCTCGCGCGGCGTGCGCGCCTTGGACGCGGCGTCTGGTTCGCTCGGGGTCTCGGGTGCGGGCCCTTCGGTCGGCGCGTCCGTCTCGCCCACGGGCGCGGTGTTTGCGTCCTCAGGCTCGATGCCGATGGCGGCAAGGCCTGCGTCGGTGGCAACCAGCGTGGTGCCGTGGCCGTCGCCGGTTTCGCGCCACATGGGTTCGCCCTTGCGCAGGTTGGCGTCGACTTCTTCGAGGTAGCCCTTGGCAATCATCGCGCCGACCACCTTGGCGGCGGCACCGCCGCGCAGGCTCTCGGGCAGCGGCAGGGCGATGCGCTCGGGCCGCTGAGCGGCGGCGCTCAGGATCATGGCTTGAGTGTCGGAAAGCTGGGTCATCGTCGTCTCCGTGTCGGGGCGCGCGGGATGCGGGCCCTTCTACGAGGCCAAGCCCCGCTGGGCGGGGCTGGCGCGATGGTCGGGTTGATTACTCGGCGTGCTCGCCCTCGCCGAAAAGGAAATCGGTGATCTTCTGGAGGTCGCTGGCGACGCTGCTGATCGAGCCGACGCTGCCCCAATTGACCGCTTCCGGATCGAAGTTGAAATGGTCGTCGCTGAGCGCCTGAAGTCGGGCGAGCAGCGCGTCGATCTCGGCCTTCTTGCCGATGAAGGCGTCGAGGGCTTTGGTGTTGTCGGTCGCGCGGCGGGTCATCTTGGTGGCTCCTTGGTGAGTTGCATCGTCCTTCTGAAAGGACGTTCGCTCTGTCCGCGATGCTTATCAACTCGATAAGCACATGAATCGGAATGATAATCGGAGCCGCCAATGCAGGGCATGAGCGAGCGCCAGTACGCCGCGCATGTCGGCCTGTCGCGGGGCGCGATCCAGAAGGCGAAGACGGCCGAAAGGCTTGTGCTGTTCGCGGATGGCAGCATCGATGCCAAGGCCAGCGATGTGCGCCGGGCGGAAACGACCGATCCGTCGAAGACCCGGAAGCCGCCCGAACAGAAGATGAAGCCGGTTCCCGAGGCCGCCGTCGCTGCCGTGGGTGACACGCTGCGCGAACAGGGTCTGGCGGTGCCTGCGGTCGGTGGCAGCACAACGTACCTTCAGGCGAAAACCGCCAACGAGGTTCTCAAGGCGCAGGAGCGGCGCATCCGGCTGCAGAAGCTGAAGGGGGAGTTGATCGAGCGGGCCCGCGCGCTGTCGCTGGTGTTCCGGCTGGCGCGGGAGGTGCGGGACGCATGGGTAAACTGGCCTGCGCGGTCGTCGGCATTGATGGCTGCGGAACTCGGCGTGGAACCGGCCGCGATGCAGAAGGCCTTGGAAAGACATGTCCGTGCCCACCTCGAGGAACTTGCCGAGGTCCGGCCCGATTTCCGGTGAAGCTGGCGACGACCTGACCGATTTCGACGGCGCGACAGAAATCCTGCGCACCTGGGGTGCGGGGCTGACACCCGATCCGGATCTGACAGTCTCGCAATGGGCGGACAAGCATCGGATGCTGTCGGGCCGGGCTTCTGCCGAACCGGGACGGTATCGCACGGCGCGCACGCCTTACATGCGCGAGATCATGGACCGGCTGTCGCCCGGCGATGTGATGCAGCGCATCGTGTTCATGAAAGCCGCGCAGGTTGGCGCGACCGAGGCGGGCAACAACTGGATCGGCTTTGCCATCCATCAGGCGCCGGGGCCGATGCTGGCGGTCCAGCCGACAGTGGAACTGGCGAAACGCAACTCGCGACAGCGGATCGACCCGCTGATCGACGAAAGCCCGGATCTTCGGGAGCGGGTGAAACCGGCCCGGTCTCGCGATGCGGGCAACACCATGCTGTCGAAGGAATTCGCGGGCGGCATCCTGATCATGACGGGGGCGAATTCGGCGGTCGGGCTGCGCTCGACGCCTGCACGCTACATCTTCCTCGACGAGGTCGATGCCTATCCGGCGTCCGCTGACGAGGAAGGTGACCCCGTCACGCTGGCCGAGGCGCGGTCGCTGACCTTTGCCCACCGGCGCAAGGTGTTCCTGGTCTCGACGCCGACGATCCGGGGGCTGAGCCGGATCGAGCGCGAATATGAAGCCAGCGATCAGCGCCGGTTCTTCGTGCCATGCCCCCATTGCGGCCTAGCGCAGTGGCTGAAGTTCGACCGGCTGCGCTGGCAGAAGGGCCGCCCGGAAACTGCGGAATATCACTGCGAGGGCTGTGATCAGTCCATCGGCGAGCATCACAAGACGGCGATGCTGGAGGCTGGCGAATGGCGCGCGACCGCCACGGCCGCCGATCCGACCACGGTCGGGTATCACCTCTCGGCGCTGTACTCGCCAATCGGCTGGTTGAGTTGGGAGCGGATCGTGCGGTCATGGGAAGCGGCCCAAGGGTCCGACGAGGCAATCAAGGCGTTCCGCAACACGATCCTTGGCGAAACCTGGGTCGAGACGGGCGAAGCCCCTGACTGGCAAAGGCTCTACGACCGGCGTGAGCGCTGGAAATCCGGCACGGTGCCAACGGGCGGGCTGTTCCTGACCGCCGGGGCCGACGTGCAAAAGGACCGGATCGAGGTCGATATCTGGGCGTGGGGTCGCGGGCTGGAAAGCTGGCTGGTCGATCACGTGGTGATCGAGGGCGGGCCGGACCGGCATGACGCTTGGTCGGAACTGACCGCTTTGCTGGACCGGTCCTGGCCGCACGAACGTGGCGCGCATCTTCGGATTGCGCGGCTTGCCATCGACACCGGCTACGAGGCCCCGGCGGTCTATTCCTGGTCCCGGGCGCAAGGGTTTGGGCAGGTGTCGCCGGTCAAGGGTGTGGAGGGGTTCAACCGCTCCAGCCCGGTGTCGGGGCCGACCTTCGTCGACGCGACCGAGGGTGGGAAACGCCTGCGGCGTGGCGCGCGGCTCTGGACCGTGGCGGTCTCAACCTTCAAGGCCGAGACCTATCGCTTCCTGCGGCTGGAACGGCCGACCGAAGAGGACACGGCTGAGGGGGCGGCGTTCCCGCCCGGTTCGGTGCATCTGCCGCATTGGGTCGAGAACGAATGGCTGAAGCAGTTCGTGGCCGAGCAGCTGGTGACGGTGCGCACCAAGCGCGGCTTTGCCCGGCTTGAATGGCAGAAGCTGCGCGAACGCAACGAAGCGCTGGATTGCCGGGTCTACGCCCGCGCCGCCGCCTGGATTGCGGGCGCGGATCGCTGGACCGACGAGAGATGGCGCGATATCGAGGATCAACTCGGGGTGGCGCCAACTGAAATGGATGGCGCGGGGCGGGTCAACCGGCCGCAAGCCGCACCTCAGGGAAAACGGCAGTCGGACTGGCTTGGCCGACGCGGAGGATGGTTCTGAACATGACGGACTGGACGCAAACGGAGTTGGCGGCCCTGCGCCGGGCCTATGCCAGCGGCACGACCCGGGTCAGCTATGATGGAAAATCTGTCGACTATGGCTCGGCCGAGGATCTGCTGGGCCGCATCCGCACCATCGAACGCGCCATTGCAGCGACGACTCGACCCCTGCCGATTGCCGGGTTGGCGGGCTTCTCCCGTGGGGATCGCTGATGCCCGCGAACTGGATGGACCATGCCATCGCCTCCGTCGCCCCGCGCATGGCGGCGCGGCGCGTGCTGGCGCGGCAGGCCTTCGAAACCCTGACGCGCGGCTATGACGGCGCGACCAAGGGGCGGCGCACGGATGGCTGGCGCGCGCCGGGATCCTCGGCCGACACCGAAATCGGCGTAGCCGGGGCGCTCTTGCGTGACCGGATGCGCGATCTGGTCCGCAACAACCCGCACGCGGCCAAGGCCGTGGCGGTGCTGGTGAACAACATCGTCGGTTCGGGCATCATGCCCCGTGCGGCCAGCGGCGACGACAAGCTGGACCGGAAGGTCGACGCCCTGTTCGAGCGCTGGACGGCGGATTGCGATGCTGACGGCCAGCTGGATTTCTACGGGCTGCAGACGCTGATTTGCCGCGAGATGGTCGAGGCGGGCGAAGTGCTGGTGCGCCGCCGTCTGCGGCGGGCCAGCGATGGTCTGGCTGTGCCGCTGCAATTGCAGGTGCTGGAGGCGGACTTCCTCGACGCCACCAAGTCCAGCAATGTCGGCGCGGGCCGCATCGTGCAAGGCATCGAATTCGACCCGGTCGGCAAGCGCCGCGCCTATTGGCTGCACCCGGAACATCCCGGCGATGCCCATGGTGCCTTGCGCGGTGGTCTGGACAGCCGCCCGGTTCCTGCGACCGAGATCGCCCATGTCTATGAAAAGCAACGCACGCAGGCGCGCGGCGTGCCTTGGGGCGCGCCGGTGATCCGAAGTTTGCGCGACCTCGACGACTATGAAGTGGCCGAACTGGTCCGCAAGAAGACCGAGGCCTGTGTCACCGCCATCGTCTTTGGCGATGACGAATCCCAGCAGGGCATCGCGCCCACCGTGGTGGATGCCGATGGCAACCGGGTCGAGCAGTTCGAACCGGGGCTGATCGCCTATGCACGCGGCGGCAAGGACATCCGCTTCAACCAGCCGTCCGCCACCGGTGGCTATAGCGAATACAAGCGGGCCAGCCTTCACACGATCTCGGCCGGGTTCCGGGTGCCTTACGAATTGCTGACCGGGGACCTGTCCCAGGTCAATTATTCCTCGATCCGGGCCGGGCTCGTCGAGTTCCGCCGCCAGATCGACGCCGTGCAATGGCAGCTGTTCATCCCGATGTTCTGCGCCCCGGTCTGGCGCTGGTTCACCGAAACAGCATGGGCGGCGGGCCAGATCCCGACACCTGACGTGCCGGTCGAATGGTCGCCGCCGAAGTTCGAAGCGGTCGATCCGCAGAAGGACGCGATGGCAAACCTGCTGTCGATCCGGTCGGGCACCATGACGCTGGCCGAAGTCATCGCCCGACAGGGCCGCAACCCCGACGCTGTGCTGGCCGAGATCGCCGCGACCAACGCCAAGCTGGATGCCCTCGGCCTCGTCCTCGACAGCGATCCGCGCCGTGTCACGAAAACCGGCAGTGCCCAGACCAGCGACCCCGCTAGCGATCCGGCCGCCGATCCGACAAACGACCCGGCGCAACCCAACGCCGCCCAACAGGACTGACCCCATGGACACGATGATCGAACTGCCGGCCATGCGCCGGACGGCGGAGCTTGCGCCGAACACGGCCGATGCGCAGGCCCGCACCGTCGAAGTGGTCTGGTCGGCTGGGGCCCGCGTCCGCCGCGCCAGCTTCTTCGGCGAGCCTTACGACGAGGAACTGAGCCTCGACCCCGCGCATGTCCGGCTGGAACGGCTGAACGCGGGCGCGCCATTCCTGAAAGTGCATGAGTTGGGGGCGCTGGACGCCGTCATCGGCTCTGTCGTTCCCGGTTCGGCCCGCCTTGAAAACGGCCGGGGCATCGCGCTGGTCCGGATCAGCGAACGCGATGATGTCGAGCCGATCTGGCGCGACATTCAGGCCGGGCACATCCGTGCAGTCTCCATCGGCTACCAGGTCCACCGCTTCGAAGTTTCCAAACCCGATGGCGGCCGCGAGTTGTGGCGCGCCGTCGACTGGACACCCTTCGAGGTCTCCGCCGTGCCGGTCGGGGCCGACCCCGCCGCCGGTTTCCGCGCCCAGCAATCCCTTCACGACTGCGTCCTTCATCGCCGGGACGCTTCCAACACCCGACAAGGAGCATCCCCGATGACCGAACAGACCCAGACCCCGGCCGCAGCGGCCGCCGAACCCCATGCGACCGAGGAGACCCAGATGACCGACCCCACCAATCCCGCGGCCGGACCGCAGGCGCGCGCGGTCGAAACGCGGGCGCTGCCGCAGGCCGCGCAAACGACTCCGCCCGACACCGAAGCCATCGCTACCCGAGCCCGTGAGGGTGAACGCGACCGCGTCTCCACCATTTATGATCTGGCAGGTCGCCTGAACCTCGAACGCGGGTTTGCCGACGATCTGGTGAAGCGCGGCGTCACCGTCGACGAATCCCGCCGCCTGATCCTCGACCAGGTCGCCGCCAGGTCGGATGAGACCCGGACGTTCCCGCATGTCTCGATCCCGCTCGGCGGCCGGGATGAACGCGTGACCCGCCGCGACGCCGTGGCCAATGCGCTGTTGCACCGCTACAGCCCGACGCTGTTCCAGCTGGACGACTCTGCCCGCCAATACCGCGGCATGTCGCTTCTGGAACTGGCCCGCGAAAGCCTGACCAATGCCGGGGTCAACACGCGCGGCCTGTCGCGCGACGAGGTGGCGACGCGCTCGCTGCATTCCACCTCCGACTTCCCCGAAATCCTGTCCGCCGTCACCAACAAGACGCTGCGCCAGGCCTACGAGACTTATCCCCGCACCTTCATGCTGTTCTGCCGCCAGGTGCTCGCCACCGACTTCAAGGCGATGAACCGGGTGCAACTGGGCGAAGCACCGCAACTGTTGGAAGTGGGCGAAAGCGGCGAGTTCAAGCGCGGCACGCTCGGCGAGAGCAAGGAAAGCTACAAGGTCAAGACCTATGGCCGGGTGGTCGCGATCACGCGCCAGACCTTGATCAACGACGATCTGGATGCCTTCACCCGGATCCCGGCGATGTATGGCAATTCCATCGCCCAGCTGGAAAGCGACGTGGTCTGGGGCATCATCACCGCCAACCCGGCGATGGCCGACGGCAACGCGCTGTTCCACACCACCCACAAGAACCTGGCTGGGACCGGCACGGCGCTGGCGGTGGATGCGGTGGGGGCGGCGCGCGCCGCGATGGCGCTGCAGACCGGCTTTGACAAGAAGACGGTCCTGAACATTCGCCCCGCCTTCCTGATCGTGCCGGCAGCCCTTGAATTGAAGGCCGAACAGTTGGTGGCGCAAAACCTCGTGCCCGCCGACAGCACCAAGGTCGTGCCGCAATCGATCCGTACCCTCAGCCCGATCAGCGAGCCCCGACTTGATGCCGCAAGCGCCACCGCCTGGTATCTTGCAGCTTCCCCCAACCAGATCGACACCATCGAGTATGCCTATCTGGAGGGTCAGCAGGGTGCCTATATCGAGACCCGCAACGGCTTTGACGTCGATGGGGTGGAGATCAAGTGCCGCCTCGACTTCGGCGCCAAAGCCATCGACTGGCGCGGCCTCTACAAGAACCCGGGCGCGTAACGCCCCTATCCTGAACCCTGACACGCGGGCAGTCCTGACGGGCCGCCCTTCGTCTTTCCACAAGGATCCCCACCATGAAAAACTACGTCCAGCCCGGCAATATCATCACCCTGACCGCGCCCTATGCCGTAGCATCAGGCGATGGCCTCCTCGTCGGTGCCATCTTCGGCGTCGCTTCTGGCACCGCCGCCCTTGGCGAAGCGGTCGAGACCGCAGTCGAGGGCGTCTACGATCTGAAGAAGGTCGCCTCGCAGGCATGGGCTGCTGGCGACAAGATCTACTGGGACAACACGGCGAAGAACACGACCAAGACCCTGACCTCGAACACGCTGATCGGCGTGGCGACTGAGGCTGTCGCAGGCGGGGCCACCGACCTGATCGGCCGGGTGCGACTGAACGGCGCGTTCTGATGTCTGCCTTCGACGCCGCCGTTGGCGCGATCTTCGCCGACCATAACATGGGGCGGGATGCGGTCTACACTGCCGACGGCGGCGCGCCGGTGCTGGTGCGCATCGTCGCCCGGCGTGCGGATGCCGTCACCGACTTTGGCGATGCCCGGCTCTGGTCCGAAACGACGCGCGTCGATCTGCGCGCGGCCGAGGTGCCGAACCCGCGCCCCGGTGACCGAGTAGAGATCCACGGCGAGGTATTTCTCATTCAGGGCGAGCCTGTCCGTGATCGCGAACGGCTGGTCTGGACCGTCGATCTGCGCCCGGCGTGACTGCGATGAAACTGAAACTCGCCATCGATCCCGACATCGTCGCCCTGATGGCGGCCGAGGTCGCGGCCGGGGAACGCGCCGTCACCGCGGCCATGCGCGAGGCGGGCACCGGCCTGAAATCCGCCTGGCGCACTCAGATCACCGGCGCGGGGCTGGGCACGCGCCTCGCCAACTCGATCCGCTCCGCCAGCTTTCCCAAATCCGGCGAAAGCCTGAACGCGGCGGCGCTGGTCTGGTCGAACGCCCCGGTGATCATCGGCGCGCATGACACAGGCCCGCTGATCCGCTCCAAGAATGGCTTCTGGCTGGCGATCCCCACGCCAGCGGCAGGCAAATCCACCCGAGGCGGCAGGATCACCCCGGGAGAATGGGAACGCCGCACCGGCCTGCGACTGCAGTTCATCTATCGCCGCCGGGGACCGAGCCTGCTGGTGGCCGAAGGGCGACTGAACACCAAGGGTCGCGCCGTGGCGTCCCGGTCGAAAACCGGCCGTGGTGTCGTCACCGCACCGATCTTCCTGCTGGTGCCGCAGGTAAAGCTGCCGAAACGGTTGGATCTGGCAAGGGATGCAGAGCGGGCGGTGGACGGTGTGCCGGGCCTAATCGTAGCGAACTGGGTGGAGGGGCGTTAGGAAGAACACCAATTTCAATGGTTTAGTGGATCATCTACCCGAAGACTTTGCTGGATAACTCAAGGTATTCGGGCCTGCTGAAGTCGGCCTGCTCCACGTTCTCAAAATGCCACAAGAAGTGTTCTGCTTCGGTACTGTGCGGCTGGATATGTGGCTTGAGTTGCGGGATAAACTCAGTTCCAGCACCAATGATGACCGGAATCGTATTGATAAAAATCCGATGCCTTGGAACAGCATCTTGCTCGGCAAACCGCTCGAACTCTCCCGCAAAGATACGACCTCTAATTAGCTCCCGTGCATTTGCGCGCAGGCGACTTTGGTCCCTGGGCATATCTAGCAATGCCGAGAAGTCGCCCCAAGACGCGTAGTGGTCTATGAACCCACCACCTTCCTCACCTGCGCCAGCTGGGAAGTCGACCAAGAGCAAGTCCTCAGGTTCGTTACGTTGGGCGTAACGATGCACACTTCGGATGCCATGTGCGTTGTTGTGGTGTTTCGCGTTTCTGTAGGCAAGCACACAGCAGCAAAGCGGATTTGCATAGAAGTCGAAATCGACTCCCGGAGTTTCCCGAGATGCATCGTACAAGCTCGAAAAAGTGTCGAGCATGCTCTTGCATGCCAGTTCGACGTTTCCGATCGCTTCTTCTGCATCGATCAGAAACAGCTCCCGAAACCTGTACTTCTGCTCGATGAATACCCGCAAAGATTGGGCGAAGTCCTCAAATCGATCCGAGATCATGATGTTTCCCATTAAGTTAGTGGTTCAAGTTCTACCCGCCAATACGGGAGGGTGCCATCGCTGCGAGGTGCTTTTGTGCCCAACGCGACTGTTCTGTGATCGATTTCCAAAGGCAATCGCGTAATGTCAGCAAGAGAAACCATCCTTGCCGCGCTGCACGCGCGGCTCTCGGCGTTGCCCGCCACCGCCCTGCGCGACGACGTGCTGCCGGAGCGCGTTCCAACCGCTGGCCTCCTGATCCTGCGCGACGGCGAGCCGGGGGAGCCCGAGGTCACGTTGTCGCCCCTGCGCTACCACTACCAGCACAAGGCCGAAATCGAGGCCGTCGTACAGGGTGCTGCTGGTGACACGACCTTCGACACCCTCTGCTCCAGCATCGGCGGGGCACTTGCCGCCGACCGCACGCTCGGCGGGCTTTGCGACTGGGTCGAGGCGGAAGCGCCGCGCCCGGTCGATCTTCCGATTGAGGGTGCCGCCAGCCTGAAGGCGGCGGTGATACCGGTCATTCTGCACTATTCCACGGCCGATCCACTGGCCTGACCCCACTCACGACAGGAGAACACGATGGCACGAGCCCATGGGGCGCGGGCGCAAATGGCGCTTGCGTTCGAGACCGTCTATGGCACCGCGCCCGCCTCGGGCTATCGGACGGTGCCCTTTGCCAGCACCACGCTCGGCTCCGAACAGCCGCTGATCGCCTCGGAACTCTTGGGCCAGGGGCGCGACCCGCTTGCTCCGATCAAGGAAGCGGTCACGGCCGATGGGGACGTCGTCGTGCCGATCGACGTCGAGAACTTCGGCCTCTGGCTGAAGGCGGCCTTCGGTCAGCCGACGACCACCGGCACGACGCCCAAGACCCACACCTTCCAGTCGGGGAACTGGACGCTGCCGTCGATGGCCATCGAGACGGCCATGCCAGAGGTGCCGCGCTATGCGATGTACACCGGCTGCGTCTGCGACCAGCTGTCCTGGCAGATGGCTCGGTCGGGGCTGCTGACGGCGACTGCGCGGCTGGTGGCGCAGGGCGAGAACGTCGCCGCCACCACGGCCGCCGGTACGCCTACCTCGTTGGCGCTGCAGCGGTTTGGCCATTTCAACGGGGCGATAACCCGGAACGGCTCGCCGCTCGGCAACGTCATCTCCGCCGAGGTGACCTATTCCAACGGCATTGACCGGATCGAGACCATCCGCTCGGACGGCCGCATCGAGGGGGCCGACCCCGGCATGGCCGCGCTGACGGGCCGGGTGGAGGTGCGCTTCGCCGACACCACGCTGATCACGCAGGCCATCGACGGCACGCCGTGCGAGCTGGTCTTCGCCTGGAGCCTCGGCGCCAACGCCAGCTTCACCTTCACCGCGCATGCCGTCTACCTGCCGCGCCCCCGGATCGAGATTCCGGGCCCGCAAGGCATCCAGGCCACCTTCGACTGGCAGGCCGCCAAGGCCGTCAGCCCCGCCCGCATGTGCACTGCCGTCCTCGTCAACACCGTTGTGAGCTATTGATCATGATCAGACTGAACCTGACTGCCGCGCCCGCGTGGCTGACCCTCGCCCCCGGCCTGCGCCTCAACGTGGCCCCGCTGACGACTGCCTTGATGGTTTCGGCCCGCGCCGATCCTGCAATCGAAGCCCTGCCAGATACGGCCACACAGGAGGAACTTGCGCTGGCAATGGCCAAGGCCGTCGCCCGGCGCGCCGTGCTGGATTGGGAAGGGGTCGGCGACGACGCGGGTGATGCTGTCCCGGTTTCTCCCGAAGGCATCGATGCCCTGCTGGAAATCTGGCCGGTCTTCGAGGCGTTCCAGACCCAGTACGTCGCCAAGGGCCTGATCCTGGACGCGGAAAAAAACGTCTCCGCGTCCTCGCCGAATGGTCTTTCGGCGGGGGCGACAGCTACTGCGCGGCATGCACGGGGCGCTGCCCCGATTGCCCCGCAAGACTGAACCGCCCGCAGACGGAAGATGGCTGGCAGGTCTGGGATCTGGTCGGCCGCCTTGGCGGACAGTTGCGCGTGATCCCCGGCGCGGTGCTGGGCTGGGACATGGGCGCGGCCTTGGCGATGGCCCGTGCCCTTGGGATCGACACTTTGATCGCCGCCGAACTGCTGCCCGAGATCGAGGCGGTGATGGTCCGCAAGCTGAACGAACAGATCGGAGACGGCCATGGCTGAGAAAAGGGTCAGTGTCCGGCTGGTCGCGGAAGGCGGCCGTCAGGTCCGGGCCGAGCTGGAAGGGATCGGTGAGGCAGGCACGCGCGGGTTTGGCCGCCTTTCGTCGGAAATGGAACTGGCCAACGCCCGGCTCGGAAGCTTTGCCCGCAAGGCCGGGATCGCGCTGGCGGCGGTGACGGCCGCTGCGGCCGCCGCCGGTGTGGCAATGGTCCGCTCCGGGCTCGACGTGATCGGCGCGCAGGCGGACATGGCCGCATCGCTGAAAACCACCGTCGAAAGCCTGCAAGTGTTGACGTGGGCCGGGGAACTGGCCGGTGTCTCGATGGGCGAGATCGAACAGGCCACCAAGAAGCTGACCACGCGGCTGTCGGAAGCTGCCACAGGATCCGGATCGGCTGTCGGTGCCTTGCAGCGGCTGAACCTGACGGCGGCGGAACTGCAAGCGCTGCCGCTCGACCAGCGCATCGTCGCCATCCAGGAAGCGCTGAACCAGTTCGTTCCGGAAGCCGAACGTGCCGCCGTGGCATCCGACCTCTTCGGTGACAAGGCGGCACTGGCGTTCCTTCGCATCGACCCGGCCACCCTGCGGGAGGCGGCACAAGATGTGCGCGACTTCGGGGTGGCGGTCAGCGCGGCCGATGCAGCCCAGATCGAACGTACCGGAGATGCCATCGCCAAGCTGAGCCTGATCTGGCTGGGCCTGACCAACCGACTGACCGCCGCCGTCGCCCCGGCGCTTGAAACGGTGGCAAACGCACTGGCCGACATGGCGCGCGGCAGCGGGCCCATCGGCGGCGCGATCACGGCGGTCTTCGACAACCTCGCAAGGCTTGCAACCTATGCCGCGACCTTCGCCGCCTTCATGGCCGGTCGTTGGGTGGCCGGGCTGGCCGTTGCCGCCCTTTCGGTGCGTGGCCTTGCCACGGCACTCGTGTTCCTGCGCGGGGCGCTGATCCGGACCGGCATTGGCGCGTTGATCGTCGGCGCGGGGGAACTGGTCTATCAGTTCTCGCAGCTCGTCGCCCGGGTCGGTGGCGTGGGCGAAGCCTTTCGCCTACTGGGCGATCTCGCCAAGGAAGTCTGGTCGCGCATTGGTCTTTCTCTCGACGCAGCCTTTGCCAACATGGATGCGGGCTGGGAGGGGCTGAAGGCGGCCGGGCTCTCGGCCCTCGATGGCACTATCGCGGGCGTGGTCAGTTTCGGGGACCGGACGGCGGCGATCTTCCAGGGGGCTTATGATGCGGCTGTGGCAACCTGGGGCAGTCTGCCCGGCGCCATCGGCGACTTTGCCTTCCAGGCCGCGAACGGGCTGATTTCCGGCGTTGAGGCGATGCTGAATGGCGTCGTCACGCGAATCAACAATTTTATCAACGGCTTGAACGCCGCGCTGGACCTGCTGCCGGATTGGGCGGTTGGCGAGGGTGGGGTGCGGATCGGCACGCTGGACCCGGTGGAACTGGCGCGGATCGGCAACCCATTCGAGGGTGCAGCGACAGCGGCAGGGGCTGCTGCAGCGGATGCCTTCTCAGCCGCGCTATCCCAGACCTATCTCGAGCCACTCGACCTCGGGCTTGGTGCGATGGCTGACGACGCTCGCGGCCGGGCCGATGGCTATCGCGAGGCTGCTGACATGTTGGCCGATGCTGCCGGCCGTCCACTGGCCAGTTGGCAGGCCTTGCGCGACGCGGTCACCGGCACCGGATCGGATGCCGAAACGGCGTTGGCGGACACGGCCAGTTCGGCGGATGCTCTCAACACCGAATTGGACGACACCGCAGCCGCTGCCGGAAGCGCGGGCGCAGCCGCGCGCAACGCGGGGGCCGAAGCTGCCGCAGGTGCCGACCAGGCCGCGACCGGGTGGGGCGCAGTCACTGCGGCACTTGCCGACTACGCTACCAAGGCGCGCAACATCGGCGGCGATATCGGCCAGGCGCTGGTCGGGGCCTTCACCTCCGCCGAGAACGCCGTGGGCGAGTTCGTCAAGACCGGCAAGCTCGACTTCCGCGATCTGGTCACGTCGATGATCGCCGATCTGGCCAAGCTGGCGGCGCGGACATTCATCCTCGGGCCGATCGCCAACGCGCTGTCGGGAGCCCTCGGCGGTGCGGGTGGGATCTTCGCCAACATCCTGCATGCCGGTGGCATGGTCGGATCGCCAGGCCCCGGTCGCATGGTTCCCGCGCTGGCCTTTGCCAATGCCCCGCGCATGCACGCGGGCGGATGGGCCGGGATCAAGCCGGACGAAGTTCCGGCGATCCTGCAGCGTGGCGAGCGCGTGCTCTCCCGCCGCGAGGCAGCAGGTTACGGCCAAAGCCAGTCCAACGCGCCCTCCGTCAACGTCACCATCATGGCGCGCGACGCCGAAAGCTTCCGGCAATCGCGCACGCAGGTGGCGAGCGACATTGTCCGCGCCGTGTCGCTAGGCCGGAGGGGCATGTGATGGCATTCCATGAAGTCAGGTTCCCCGACAACATCAGCCGCGGGGCGCGCGGGGGGCCGGAACGGCGCACGCAGATCGTCGAACTGGCCTCTGGTGATGAGGAGCGCAACGCCAGTTGGGCCAACTCGCGCCGCCGCTACGATGTCGCCTACGGCGTCCGCCGCGCCGATGATCTGGCGGCGGTCGTCGCCTTCTTCGAGGCCCGCAACGGTCGCCTGCACGGCTTTCGCTACAAGGACTGGGCGGATTACAAATCCTCCCTGCCGTCACAGACGGTGGCCCCGACCGACCAGCCCATTGGCACCGGCAATGGCGCTGTCATCACCTGCGCCTTGCTGAAGCGCTACACGTCCGGCGCACAAAGCTGGACCCGCGCCATCGCCAAGCCGGTGGCCGGCACTGTCCGCATCGCCCTGAACGGCGTCGAGCAGATGTCCGGCTGGAGCGTCGATACCGCCACCGGCAGCGTTACCTTCACCACTGCCCCCGGCGCGGGCGTAGCAATCACCGCGGGTTTCGAATTCGACGTCCCCGTCCGGTTCGACACCGACATGCTCGACGTCACCCTCGATCTCGAGCGGCTGGGGTCGATCACATCCATCCCGCTCTTGGAGATCCGGCGATGAACGAAGAAACCGGCTTTGTCGCCGCTGTGCTGCGTGACCTGGCGACCTCCACCGCCGTCATCCTGGCGGCCTGGGGCGCGCTTGGCGGGGCGACCAACGCCCTGACCACTCGGATGCGGCTCCGCGATGCCCTGCGCCACATCCTGCTCGGCGGTCTGATAGCGGCGGGGATGGGCAGCCTGTCGATGGCGGTGATCACCGCCTGGCTCGGCCTGCCGTCGCAGGCGATCCCGGCCGGGGGTGCGGCGGGCTCGGCCGCCTATCTCGTCGGCGTCTTTGGCCCCGCCTTCATCGAGGTCGTCCTCGCCCGACTGCGCAGTGGCAAAGGGGGCGACGGCAATGCATGAACTTCTCCGCCTTGCGCGCGCCATCCGCTGCGACGCCGCCGATCCAGCACAGACCTTCAGCCACCGCCTGCGCATAGGCCTGCTGGTTGCCGCCCTGATCCTGTTCCTTACCTCCATCTTCGGGTGATCCCATGCACATGACAGACCGGGGGCTTCTGGCCCTCGTCCGGCACGAAGGACTCGTGCCCGGACCTTATCTCGACGTCAAAAACGTCTGGACCTTCGGCATCGGTCATACCGCTGCCGCCGGTCCGCCCGATCCGGCCCATATGACGCGTGGCATGCCCGCCGATCTCGACGCCGGGATCCGCGAGGCGTTCCGGCTCTTCCGCATCGACATCGTGGCCTACGAGGCCGAGGTGCTGCGCGCGGTAAAGGTGCCACTGGAACCGCACGAGTTCGATGCGCTGGTCAGCTTCCACTACAACACCGGCGGCATCGCGAAAGCGTCGCTGACCCGCCACCTGAACGCGGGCAACCGCGCCGCTGCCGCGCAGGGTTTCATGGGCTGGCTCCGACCCGCCGCGATCCGCACGCGCCGCGAGGCCGAACGCGATCTGTTCCGGGATGGCCGCTACCAGACCGGCACCATTCCGGTTTGGGCGGTCGACCCCAACGGGCGGGTGGATTTCTCGCGACCGATCCGGCGACTGACCGAGGCCGAGGCGCTGGCATTGCTGCGCCCGGCGAGCACCCGCGTGCCTCCGACCGTGCCACTACCGGTGCCAACCCAATCGCCTGGCTCCCCGTCGTGGTGGCAGCGGCTGATGGAATTTTTTACAGGAAAGGCAACATCATGAACTGGAACCTCGCACGAGGGCTGGTCTATCTGGCCTGTTTTGCCGCCTCTGGGCTGGCCATGGCCGGGCTGGCGGATTTCGATCTGGTGACCGGTAGCTTCGATCTGCGTCCGTTCAATCTCTACGCCCTGACTGGCACAGCCGGGGGCGTGGTCTCCTCGGCGCTGGCCTCGGTCGCCCTGTGGCGGGGCTGGGGGCGGAAGTGAAGGCGCTCCAACCTGCGCTGCAGGCCCATCTCGACGAGGGCACGACCACGTTGGCCTGGTGCTGGCGGATCGTGCGGGCCGATGGGGTGACGCTCGGCTTCACCGATCACGACCTAACCCTGACGTTCGACGGCACCGATTTCGAGTCGGAGAGCGGCTTTGCGGCCTCGGAGGTGCGCTCCGGTTCCGACCTTTCTGTCGATGCGCAGGACGCCCAGGGCGTGCTGACCTCAGACCGGATCACCGAGACCGATATCCTCGACGGTCGCTGGGACAATGCCGCCGTCGAAGTGTGGCGGGTGAACTGGGCCGCGACATCCCAGCGCCTGCTGATGCGGCGCGGCGCTATCGGGCAGATCCGGCGCGGGCGTCTGGCCTTCGTGGCCGAGGTGCGATCATTGGCGCATGTGCTGGGCCAGACGGTCGGACGGACGTTTCAGACGAGTTGCGATGCCGCCCTTGGCGATGCGCGCTGCAGGGTCGATCTCGAAGCCCTTGCGTTCAAGGGCACCGGCACAATCATCGACGTATTGCGCGACCGGGCGTTCACTGCTTCCGGCATCGCTGCATTCACCAACAATTGGTTCACCTTCGGCACCCTCGACTGGACGAGTGGAGCCAATGCCGGGCGGCGGGCCGAAGTGCTGTCGCATGATCTCGTCGATGGCATCGCTATCCTGACCCTGCTGGAAGCCCCCGTGCGCGCCATCGCCGCGTCTGACACCTTCACGATCCGCGCCGGATGCGACAAGCGCATCGCGACCTGTGGCACGAAGTTCGCCAACGTCGCCAACTTCCGGGGCTTTCCCAATATCCCCGGCCAGGATGCGGTCCTTCGCTATGCCACCAAAGATGGCGGCCACGAGGGGGCGGTGTTGTGACGCCCGCCGATCCCGCTTTGGTAATTGCCGTCGCCCGGTCCTGGCTCGGAACGCCCTACCACGATCAGGCCAGCCTGAAGGGCATCGGCTGCGATTGCCTTGGCCTCGCGCGTGGCGTCTGGCGCGAGGTGGTGGAGCCCGAACCATTCCCGATCCCGCCCTACAGTCGGGACTGGGGCGAAAGTGGCCCGCGCGAGGTGCTGGCCGAGGGCGCGCGCCGCATGATGCCGGAGATCGCACCCGGCGATGCACCACCCGGGGCGCTGATCCTGTTCCGCATGATGCCCCGCGCCATAGCCAAGCATGTCGGCATAATGACCGGACCCGACACCTTTCTCCATGCCTACGAGCGGCTCGGCGTGATCGAGGAACCACTGACCCCGACGTGGCGACGACGCATCGCCTTTGCCTTCCTCTTTCCCCAACGCTGAGAGTTTTCCATGGCCACGCTCGTCCTCGGCGCTGTCGGCACTGCCATCGGCGGGGCCTTTGGTGGCGCGATCCTCGGTTTCTCCGGCGCGGCCATCGGCGGTTTCATCGGCTCGACCGTGGGCTCAGTGGTCGACAGCTGGATCGTGTCATCGCTGGCCCCCGCCCAGCGGATCGAGGGCGCGCGGCTCGACACGCTGCGCATCACCTCAGCCACCGAAGGTGCGGTGATCCCGAGGCTTTATGGCCGCATGCGGATCGGTGGCAACATCATCTGGGCCACGGATTTCCGCGAAGAGACCAAGACCACCACCCAAGGCGGCGGCAAGGGCGGTGGGGGCGGCAAGGTCAAGACCACCGAATACCTCTACTATGCCAGCTTTGCCGTGGCGCTCTGCGAAGGCCCGATCACCGGCATCGGCCGCATCTGGGCCGACGGCAAGGCGATGGACATGACCGGCGTGACCTGGCGCTGGTATCCCGGCAACGAGGTGCAAACCGCCGATCCGTTCATCGCCGCCAAGATGGGCGCGGCCAACACGCCCGCCTACCGCGGCACGGCCTATGTCGTGTTCGAGGATCTGGCGCTGGCCACCTTCGGCAACCGCCTGCCGCAACTCAGCTTCGAGGTCTTCCGTCCGCTGGCCGATGCCGACACTGCCGAAGGGCTGGTGAAGGCCGTCACCCTGATCCCGGCCTCGGGCGAGTTCACCTATGCCACCGACGCCATCCGCAAGGGAAGCGGCGGTGCCACGGTCGCCGAGAACCTGAATGCGCTGCCCGACCGGACTGACATCGTCGTGGCGCTGGACCGGCTGCAGGCCATGGCCCCGGCGGTTGAAAGCGTCAGCCTCGTCGTGGCCTGGTTCGGCAATGATCTGCGCGCGGGATCCTGCAAGGTGAAGCCGGGTGTCGAGGTCGCCTCCAAGGCCACCACCCCCGCCAATTGGTCGGTGAATGGCGTCAGCCGTGCCAGCGCCCATCTGGTCAGCCGCGACTCCGAGGATCGCCCGGTCTATGGCGGCACGCCTGCGGATTTCGCGGTGGTGCAGGCGATCCAGGAGATGAAGGCACGCGGGCTGCGCGTCACCTTCTATCCCTTCCTGCTGATGGATGTGCCGCCCGGCAACACGCTGCCGAACCCCTACAGCGCCAATGCCGCCACGCCCGGCCAGCCCGCGTTTCCATGGCGCGGGCGGATCACCTGTTCCCCGGCGGCGGGCTTTGTCGGATCGGTGGACAAGACTGGTACTGCGGCATCGCAAGTGTCGGCCCTCTTCGGGGCGGCGACGCCGGGGAATTTCAGCGTGTCGGGCGAGAGCGTCAGCTTCACTGGCTCGCCAAGCGACTGGGGCCTGCGCCGCATGGTGCTGCACTACGCGCACCTCTGCGCGGCAGCGGGCGGGGTCGACGCCTTCCTGATCGGCACCGAAATGCCCGGCCTGACCACCATCCGCTCGGGGGCCAGCACCTATCCCGCCGTCACCGCTTTCAAGACCCTCGCGGCCGACGTGAGCACCATCCTCGGGGTGGCCACCAAGATCGGCTATGCCGCCGACTGGTCGGAATACTTCGGCCATCATCCGCAGGACGGCAGCGGCGATGTCTATTTCCACCTCGACCCGCTCTGGTCGGACACCAACATCGACTTCGTCGGCATCGACAATTACCTGCCGCTGTCGGATTGGCGCGACGGTTTCGACCATGCCGATGCGCTTGAAGGTTGGCCCGCGATCTACGACCGCGCCTATCTGCAGGCGAACATCGGGGGCGGTGAAGGCTTCGACTGGTTCTATGCCAACGCCGCCGACCGCTCTGCGCAAATCCGCACGCCGATCACCGATGGCGCTGCGGGCAAGCCGTGGGTGTTCCGCCCCAAGGACTTCCGCGCCTGGTGGACGAACCCGCATTTCAACCGGCCGGGCGGGGTGGAGAGCGGCTTGGCCACCGCTTGGGTGCCGCAATCGAAACCGATCCGCTTCACCGAACTGGGCTGCCCCGCCATCGACCGGGGCACGAACCAGCCCAACGTCTTCTTCGACCCGAAGTCGTCGGAGAGCTTCACACCGTACTTCTCGCGCGGCTGGCGGGATGACTCGATCCAGCGCGCTTATCTGGAAGCCAGCTACCTGCATTGGGGCGACCCGGCCAACAACCCGATCTCTGCCGTCTATGGCGGCCGCATGGTGCATGTGCCGGAATGCGCCGCCTGGACCTGGGACGCTCGACCCTATCCGTTCTTTCCGGAACTGACCGATGTCTGGACCGATGGTCCGAACTGGCGGCTGGGCCACTGGCTGACCGGGCGGCTGGGGGCAGTGTCGCTGGCGGCCCTCGTGCGTCATCTTTGCCTGCGTGCCGGGATGCCGGAGGCGCTGATCGACGTATCCGGCCTCTGGGGGGCTGTCGAAGGCTATGCCATCGCAGCACTTGAAGCCCCGCGTTCCTCGATCAGCACGCTGGCCCGGCATTTCGGGTTCGATGCCATCGAGACCGAAGGCATGATCCGCTTCGTCATGCGCGGGCGGGCGTCTGTTTTGACCCTGGCGCATGACGACCTCGTGGCGTCGCGCGAAGGCGAGGCGTTGGAACTGGTCCGCGCGCAGGAAACCGAACTGCCGCAAGCCCTGAAATGGCAGGTCGCCCGCGCCGACGAGGACTATGACGCGGCTCTTGTCGAAGCCCGTCGCATCACCGTCGACACCACCCGCATCGCGTCCGAATCCTTCCCGATGGCAATCCCGCCCGAGGAGGCCGAACGCCGCTGCCGCCGCGCGCTGATGGAAGCCTGGATTGGCCGCGAGAGCGCCACCTTCCGCCTTCCGCCCTCGCGGCTGGCGCTGGACCCAGCAGACGTGATCCGGCTGGCCAATGATGGCCGCGAGATCGAGTTGCGCCTCGTGTCCATCGCCGATTCCGATGGGCGGGGCGTCGAGGCCGTCCGTCAGGATCGCGCCGTCTATGACCTACCACCCGGCGATCCGCGACCGGCTTCGCTGACCCGGTCCGTGGTGTTCGGCGCGCCGGATGTGGTGCTACTCGACTTGCCACAGCTTTCCGAAGACCAGCCTGCGCATCGGCCGATGGTCGCGGCGCATGCCGTTCCCTGGCCGGGCGAGATGGCAGTGTTCCGCAGCCCCTCCACCGATGGGTTCGCACTGCTGACCACCTTCGGCAGTCGGGCGCGGATCGGCACGCTCATGTCGGACTTCTACCCGGGCCCGACCTCGCGCTTCGATCTCGGCAATGCGCTGGTCGTCGATCTGGCTTCCGGCACGCTGGAAAGCGTCACCGACCTGACGCTGTTCGGCGGCGCCAATGCGCTGGCGGTGGAATCCGCGCCGGGCACATGGGAGATCGTACAGGCTGGTGCCGCCGAACTTATCGCCCCCAGCCGCTATCGCCTGACCCGCCTTTTGCGGGGCCAGCGCGGCACCGAAGCCGCGATGGGCAATCCCACCCCGGCCGGGGCACGGGCGGTGGTGTTGGACCTTGCTCTTACTCCACTGCCGATCGCCGAGGCCGATCTCGGTTTGCCGTGGAACTGGCGCATCGGCCCCGCGGCACGGTCCGTCAGCGACGCCAGCTACACCGCGCTGGCGTTCACGCCATCCAGTCGCGGCCTCGTGCCCTTCGCGCCGGTCCATGTCGCACAACCGTGGAGGACAGCGCGCAGTCCGGGCGATTTGACAATCCGCTGGACTCGGCGATCCCGCGCGCTGGTGGCCGATGCCTGGGAGCAGGTCGAGGTGCCGCTGGCCGAGGATGCCGAAAGCTACAACGTCCAGATCCTTGATGGGGTGGCCGTCAAGCGGACGCTGACCAGCAGCACGACATCCGTCCTCTACACCGCTGCCCAGCAGACCGCCGACTGGGGTGCGCCGTTCGGCCCCGGCCAGACACTGGCGATCCGCATCTACCAACTCTCGAACCGCCTCGGTCGCGGCGATCCCGCCACCGTCACCCTCCAGTTCTGAAGGCCCGTCATGTCCGACACCTCCACCCACCTTGGCCTGCCATACCTGCTTGCGGCCCAAGCCCAGAAGCATGTCACCCACAACGAGGCCCTGCGCCTGCTCGATGCCATCGTGCAGCTGTCGGTCCTCGACCGCACGCGCACCACGCCGCCAGCCAGCCCCGCCGATGGCGACCGGCACCTCGTGGCATCGGGCGCGACGGGGCTCTGGGCCGGGTGGGATCTGAACGTGGCCTTCTGGATCGATGGCGTTTGGCTGCGCCTTGTTCCGCGGCAAGGCTGGCTGGTCTGGATCGCGGCCGAGCAGGTCTTTGTCGTCTGGAATGGAAGTGCCTGGGACCCGGTCGGCGTACCGCAGAATGTGTCTGACGCGATCTTCAGCCTCGTAAACGACGCCGATCCGACGAAGAAGGCGCTGTTTTCGCTGTCGGGGATCACCACCGGCACGACCCGAACCTTCAGCCTGCCGAACAGCTCCAGCGAACTGGCGATCCTGGCGGGCACCCAGACCTTTACCGGCAACAAGACCTTCTCCGGCACGCTGACCGCCTCGGGCACTGTCACCGTCTCGGCGGCATCGGCCAGCATCGGCACGGCGACGACGACCGCCACCTACGGCATGGGCAACGGGGCGACGACCACCGGCCTCACCAAGACCGTGAACCTCGGCACCGGCGGCGCATCCGGATCGACCACCGTCGTCAACATCGGCTCGGCCACGGCAGGGGCCGGGGGCACCACGGTGGTGAACACGCCGACCGTGACTTTCGCTAATGCCGTCACGCAGGTTGGCATGCCCCAGGCCAACCTGACCGCCCAGCTTCTGGGCCTCGGCGGGGCCACGGCCGACAGCTACAACCGCATGTCGGTTAACACCCCGGGGCTGCTGTTCAACAACGCTGGCGCCGGGATCGAGGCCACCGTCAACAAGGCGGCCGCCGGGAACGACGCGGCCTTTGCCTTCAAGACCGGGTTTTCGGTCCGGGCGCTGATCGGGCTGCTAGGCAATGACGACTTCGGCTTCAAGGTCAGCCCGGATGGGTCTGCTTTCTTCGACGCAATCAGGATCGACCGTACTAATGGTCAGGTGGAACTGCCGCAGCCGACGATTTTGCCGGGCCTGAGTGCCGCACCATCCCCGCCACCTTCCGGCAAAGCGGCCGTCTATGCCCGTAACCGGGCGGGGGCCCCATGGATCGACGTGATGCGCTCCTCCGGCCGCGACTTCCCGCTGCAGCCGCATTTCGGGGTCAACCGGATCGCCAACTGGTCGCCGTCCGTCACGACCACGATCACGACGGAAGGCCTGCCGATCACCTCGGTCGGCACCGTCTCGCACCCGACGCTGGCCGCGACCAACCTTGCCGCCAGCATGCGCCGCTGGCGGCTGACATCGGCGGCGGTGGTGGACTCAGCGGCCGAACAGCGTTCTGCGGGTTGGGCCTGCTGGCGCGGCAATGCCGCGGGACTGGGCGGCTGGACCTTCGTCACGCGGATTTCGCTCACGACACTGCAGGCGACCGGCATGGGCTTCTTCGGCCTCTATGGCTCTACCGCCGCGCTGGCAACCACACTGACTTTGGCCACGGCCATCAACTGTATCGGCATCGGCTTCCAGCGCGGCACCCACACCCGCTGGCAACTGGTCTCGAACGACGGCACCGGTGCACCGACGTTGACGGACATGGGGGCGAGTTTCGCCATCGTGACGGGCGGGGTGCTAACGCTGTTCATTGCGGCACCACCGAACGGCAGTTCCGTCTGGGTGCGGGCGGTCGACGAGGTTTCCGGCGCGGTGTTCGAGCAGGAGATCACCGCCGACCTGCCTGCCGCGACGCAGTTCCTGTCGCCGAGGCTGTTCATGAACAACGGCGCAACGGCTGCGGCGGTCGCATACGACTGTTCGGGGGTCTACGTGGAGACGGATTTCTAA